GCAGGTGGAGACTTAGACGGTGGTAACTTAGGTTTAGAATCAGATGGTGATTTAAAATACAACCCAAGCACAGGAACTCTTTCTGCAACTAACATTTCAGTTAGTGGTACTCTTAGTACTGTAGACTCAGTTACTATGAGCGCAAACAACGCTGTTGTATTTGAAGGTGCTACTGCTGATGCACACGAAACTACACTTACTATTGTAGATGCTACAGCAGATAGAACAATTACTTTACCTAACGTATCAGGTACAGTTCCTGTATTAGCTGCAGCAAGTAATACTCAGGTTACTTCAACACCTGAAGAGCTTAATGCCTTAGACGGCATCACAGCCGTAGTAGGAGAGCTTAATGCTCTAGACATAGGTAGTACAGCAATAGGTACGGCAGTAGCTTCTAAAGCTGTTATATTGGACTCTAACAAAGATTATACAGGTGTACGAAACCTTACTATAAGCGGTGAGCTTGATGCAGCTACGTTAGATATTAGTGGTGCAATAGATGTTGCAGGCACAGCCAACCTAGATGTCGTAGACATTGACGGTGCGGTAGATATGGCTTCTACACTACAAGTTGATGGAGCAATTACAGCTTCTTCTACAATTAATACAGTAGGCATAACTGGTCCTAAAACAAACTTTGTAGGTAGTATGCTTATCAGCAACGATGCAGGTACAGGTACACTAGATGCAGCTTCTAACAATACAGGTTTTGGTAATGAAGCATTTGATGATCTTACAAGTGGTGATAATAATACAGGTGTAGGCGCACAAGCGTTAGCTAAACTTACAACAGGTTCTAATAATACAGCAATGGGTAACAATTCCCTTGATGCAAATACGACAGGTTCTAGTAATACTGGATTAGGTGCTTTATCTTTATCTGGAAATACAACCGCAGCAAATAATGTTGCAGTTGGAAGGTCGGCTTTACAAACTAATAGTACAGGTGCGGGTAATACAGCTATTGGTAAAGATGCTTTACTTGCAAATACCACCGCTTCTAACAACACTGCTGTTGGTATGGATGCTTTAACAGCAAACACCACAGGAACTCAAAACACAGCGGTTGGTGAAGGTGCTATGGCTGCAAATACAACAGCTTCTTATAATACAGCTTTTGGTGAAAACGCACTTGCAGCAAATACTACTGGTGCGTCAAATGTTGCGGTTGGTCAGGCTTGTTTACAAACTAACACCACAGCATCTAATAATACCGCAGTTGGTTATGGAGCTTTAGCAGATAATACAACTGGCGATACAAACGTAGCTGTTGGTAAAAGTGCTATGCAATCAAGCACTACAGGCACAAACAATGTTGCGGTAGGTGCTACTTCACTTGATGCGAATACGACAGGAACAAATAATGTTGCTCTTGGTGATGGTGCTTTAGGAGCTAATACAACAGGTAATTCAAATACAGCAGTTGGTGCTGGTGCTGGATTAACTTCAACCAGCTATGATGCAACTTATGTTGGGTATCACGCTGGCACAAATGCTAATGTGGCAGGTGTTACTCTAGTTGGCGCATACGCTGGTGATGCCATTACTACTGGTGCTGGTAACACCGGTTTAGGATATTATTCTTTAAGTGCTACTACTACTGGTGCTAACAATACAGCTGTTGGTGCTGCTGCTTTAATAGCAAACACCACAGCAAACGCTAATACAGCAGTTGGTCATAGTGCATTAACAGCAAACACAACAGGACATAACAATACATCAATCGGTATTTCTTCTTTAGCCGCAAACACTACAGGTCTTCTTAATACAGCAGTAGGTTCAAATGCTGGTGATTCTAATACTACTGGACAGGGCAATACTTTTTTAGGTAAAGATGCTGGTGAGAATAATACTACTGCAAGCTACAATACTTTAATTGGTTATCGTTCAAAAGCTAATAGTGCTACTGGTTCTAATCAAATAGTTATCGGTACAGGTAACGCTACTTTAACAAGTGGTGGTCTGACTAGATTTACTGTAGGTGATGGATCAAACAACTCTCATATTGCTTTAGGAGCTACTGGAGATTGGTCAGGTACTTCAGACGAAAGATTTAAAAAGAATATTAAAGATTCTAATATTGGTTTAGATTTTATTACTGATTTAAGACCTATTACATACCAATGGAAAGACGAAGGTGATATACCTAGTTGGGCAAAAAACTATGTAGAAGGCTCTACTGAATCATATAGAAACTCTAATACTCATCACGGCTTTGTAGCTCAAGAAGCAAAAGCAGTTATAGATAAATATTCTGAAATAGCAGATGGGTTTCAATTTTGGTCAGAAGATGATGATGGACAACAAAATATTGCTTATGGTGCTTTAATGCCAATGATGGTCAAAGCAGTCCAAGAGCTTTCGGCAAAAGTCGAAGAATTAAAAACACAACCTAAATGTAAATGTAACGAGGAATAGATATGGCAGTAACTAAAACAATGACAAAAGCAATACCATCTGAAAAGTCTAGTAAGGCACAGGAATGGAGACTAGAGATGAAGTATGAAAACGATAGTGAAGGTGATGCTACTTACTACACTTCTACTTTTAGCCACACAGCAGTAGCCGCTGATGGTGATTTTACCGCAGCAGCTAAAGGCACATTTAGCCTAGCAGACCTTACAGCACTTTGTCCAGTATCAAGTTGGGATATAGTATTTGCTAGTCAAGTAGATTCAGTAATAACTAATCCTGTAGTACCACCTGTAGCAGACGAATCTTTTAGCGTACCGAGTTAACTCTATGACAACACAAGTGCATACGATGCCTAGTGTTTTCGTAATGGAACACGATGTATCAGAAGATGTAGTAACTAATCTTAACACTTACTTAGATAGTTACTTAAAAGAAAAGAAACGTAAGTCGCTTGCTTCCACATTAGTTGGTCAGATACAACACGGACAGCAATTATTAATGGATCATAACGATGAAAAAGTTTCTGAATTTACTAACTTACTATGTAGTTTGGGTGCTGAATATATTAACCGCTTTTCTCAGGCTACTGGTGCAACTTACAAAACTAACAAGCGTGTAGAAATGGATGAGCTGTGGTCAGTACACAGTTACGAAAGAGATTATAATCCTATTCACAGTCACGGAACTAAAACATTAATGGGTATATCGTGTACTACGTGGACTAAAGTACCACAACAAATACTAGATCAACCTACAGCAGGTACTCCAAACTATAACTTGTATAACGCTAGTGGAGACTGTGACGGCTATTTAGCCTTTAGTTATGGTCAACAGCACGTTACAGATATAGAGACTCTAAAGCCTCCACAGAGCTTTGTACTACAACCTCAAGTAGGTAAGCTTTATTTGTTTCCAAGTTGGTTACAACATATGGTTTATCCTTTTAAAGGTGACGGAGAACGTAGAACAGTAGCAGCTAATTTAAATTGTTGGGATATACAGGTAGCATAATATGGATATAGAAACTTGGAACATACTTATAACTTTAGTCATAGCTCCTGTAGTCTATAGTATTCGACAGAACTTTGTAGAGCTTAAAAGAATTGACGTACTCTTAAATAAGACCAGAGAAGAAGTAGCTAGGACTTATGTAACTAAAGATGAAATGGAAAGCAGTATGGATCGTGTGATGCGTATGCTCAGTAAACTGGAAACAAAACTTGATAAGCTTTTTGAAGTTAAAACTAATTAGGAACTTAAATGGCGCGTAAAAGAGACAGAAGTAAAAGAAAAGATTATCGTAAAGGTGGTCGAGTTAAATATGCTCATGGTGGTAGACCAAGTCGTAGAGACTATAACTCAGGTGACGAATATCAAGTAGCTTTAGAACAATGGCGCAACGATCCTGCACATCAAGGAAAATCTAAAGCTCCTGTAAAACCTGCAGTTTCTACACCTGTTCAGCAACCTGTTCAACAACCTGCTCCTGTTCAACAACCTGCTCCTGTTCAACAACCTGCTCCTGTTCAACAACCGCCACAAAGACAAGCTCCGTTTAAACCTTTTGATCCTGCTGACAGAGATATGCAAGAAAGCGCATCTGTATCTCCTCCTATGTATAGTTCGTTTCCTAAAGTAACAGGAACTACTAAAGGAAGACCTTCTACTACTACTACAGTAACAGAAAGAGTAAAATCAACAGGAGGAATGGAAGACACATACGATACTTATCCTATTAGACCTCCTACAGCAGGAACAGTAACCGAAGTAAAAAGAACAGATACTGGTTTAAACCTTGATGCTGCAGATATGGCACTGTTAAACTTAAATCAAACTGCTGCTCAAAAAGAGTCAATTACTAATAAAGTTGGCAGTTTATATAGCAAAGCCGTTACAGCAGGAAAAAAAGTTACAGTTGTTGATGTATTAACAGTCGGTGTAGAAGCGTTAGTTAATCCTTTGTCACTTATATGGAAAGGAACAACAAAAGCTTTTGATTTGGCAGCAGATGTTATTGGTCCTTTATTTGACAAAGCAGAAGCAGACGGCTTACCAGTAACGGCTGCAGATACGAAAGCACTAGTAGATATAATAGACACACAAATTAAAGTTGGAAATAAAACTTTTAATTTTCAAACTGGAGGTACTTCAAGAGGAGGAGTAGGTAACGATCCTCTTACTAGAGATGATATAGCTAAAGCAGTAGCAGCTACACTTATAAGAAAAGGTGAGGTAGCAGTAGACGGAATTGCAATGGAAGATATTGTAAGCGGTAAAGTATCTACAGGAAAGTCAGGAACTGTATTATCAGCTATGCCTCTTAAATTTTCAGGAGTTGGTCCGGGAACACAGTTTAATAAAGAAGGCGCAGGAGATGATCCTCCAGTAGATCCAGATGCTCCTGTAGGTAGTCTCGGAGTAGCAGGAGATAAAGCTGCAGCAGCAGCAGTCGTTGGTTATTCAGTTGGTTCTGGAATGGGAGCAAGAGGAGATGCTTGGAGATCAGAAGATGGTGGTAATTATGCAGATACAACTTATGGAACAAATCCAGACGGAGTACCTCAAAGCCTTGACGCAGCTAGAAAATTTGAAAACAAACGTAGAGAATTAGAAGGTCTTGACACAGACGTAGACGGTAATCCACTTCCTCTTGGAAATAAACATTTTCAAGAAGCTCAACGAGCAATGAATAATTTAGGCAGACAACCAAACGCAGAAGAAACTCAAAACTGGTTGTATGCTAACTATCCTGAAGCTTATAAAGCTAGTCTTAAAGAAATAGGTGTAATAAAAGGACCAACTTCTACAAAAGAAAACTATGCAAATTTTTTAAATTCACCAGAATATAAAAAAGTTATGTCTGGACCACGTACTACGGATATGTATGAATCTGCTGACGGAAATGTTTTTACAAGTGGTACAGTTGGACAAGTTTATGAAGAGTGGTTAAAAAATAACGGTGGAACTGGAGTAGCAGAAGAAGATTATGTATACACACCTTATGATCCAGTTACTAATCCTATACCTACACAAACACAAATAGAAACAGAAACAGGGGAAGATACTGTGGCAGATGATACAACTAATAAAGATACAGAAAATACTACAGTTCCTGATAACAAGTCTAGACAGATAGCTCAAGATATTGTTGCAGGAACAGCACAAGGACCACAGATACCTACACCACAACAAGTGAAAGCTGGACCAGATGCAGCAACTATGCAAATGGATGCAGTAGATACAGTAGCTGCTCCGACAATAACAGCTCCTACGTTACAAGCTTCACAGGCTCAACAAGCAGCTCAAGCTCAAGCACCTGATGCAGTCACTGCAGCTCAGATGCAAGCTGCACAAGTTACACCACAAGAACAAATTGCAGCAGCTACAGGAGCAATTGGTGACGATTCAATCGCTAAAGCTGCACAAGTAGATCGTGTTGCACCTATAAGTGGAGCAGACGTAACAGTTCCTGAAGGAGCATTAGCTGAAAGAGTAATAGGTACGCTTAGTCCTAATGCTACAGCTATAGCAGCTCAAGCAGCAGGTACAACTTTGTCAAAAGTTACCAGAGCTAAAAAACAACTACGTAACGCAGGTATGTCAGAAGAAGCTATAGCAGAGCTTGGTAACGATCCAGAAAATCTTGAAGATCGTTTAATGAATTTTACAGAAACAGAACGTGGAGTTATTGGCGATCTTCCAGAAGAAGCATTAGTATCTAATCAACTAGACAGTCTTTTAAAAGGTATGGAAAATGGAGACATACCTACATGGGCTAACCCTGCAGTTTCAGCAGTAGAACAGATGTTAGCGCAACGCGGTTTATCTGCTTCAACTGTAGGCAGAGATAATTTATTTAATGCTATAATACAGTCTGCTGTTCCTATTGCACAAGCTAATGCACAAGCTATACAACAAAGCGTAGCTCAATCAAGAGATATAGAATCAAAAATAGATTTATTTAACGCGCAAGCTAGACAACAAACAGCTTTACAAAACGCAACTTCTGTATTTCAAATGGACATGGCTCAGTTTAGCGCAGATCAGCAAACAACTTTATCTAACAGTAAGTTTATGCAAACTATAGGACTAACAGAAGCTACTAACGATCAGCAAGCAACTATACAAAATGCTACTTTATTAGCACAAGCAAATTTAGCCGAAGCAGATTTTTATCAAAAAGCACAAATACAAAATGCTCAAGCTTTTTTACAAGTAGATTTAACTAATCTTACTAATACACAGCAATCAAATATTTTAACAGCTCAAATGAAACAGCAAACAATGTTGTCTAATCAAGCTGCTCAAAACGCAGCATCGCAATTTAACGCTACAAGCGAAAATCAAACACAGCAGTTTATGACTGGTTTAGCTGCTCAAATTTCTACAACTAACGCTCAACAACAAAATGCAATGAAACAGTTTAATGTACAACAAAATAATGCAAACAACGCTATTCGTTTTCAAACAGAAGCAGATTTAGAAAAAGCAAATTCAGCTTTAAAAGCTGATATAGATAAAACAAATGCTCAATTATCTTTTAGTAGAGATCAATGGAACAAGCAAAATGCTCAAGCTGTAGAACAATCTAACGTAGCTTGGAGAAGACAGGTTAATACTGCTAATACTGCAGCAGATAATCAAGTTGCTATGCAAAACGCTATGAACGCTTTTAATTTAAATAGTCAATCACTTGCTTTTCTTTGGCAAGAGTTAAGAGATCAAGCAGATCAAAAATTTAAATCTTCTGAAAATTATCAGAACAGAGAAGTACAGCTTTTAGCAACTGCAATGGCTAATGAAGGAGATGCAGGTAAAACATACGATGCGTTATTAACTGATTTAATTAGAAGTTTAGCTAAAACATCTAGTATATAAACATTTTATAAAAAAAGGAAACACAATGGGATTTTTAAGAAAAATAGGAAGAAAAATAGGTAGAGGAATACGTAAACTTACAAAAAAAATTGGACCGATAGGAACATTTGCTTTGTATTTTATGATGCCTACTATAGCAAATAAATTTACTAATGGACTTACAGATCTTTCTAAACTAGGTAATGCACCAGATGCTAATATTTTAATGAAAACTGCAGGTAAGTTATCAGATGCTGCTCATGTTGCTACTAAAGGAATAGGAACTGTACATAACGGAATTACGAGTGCTATGTCTAATAGTTTAGATGTTATAAGCGGACCTTTTGATATAGGTAGTAAATTTTCAAATCTTATAAACGATAAACGATTAGATTACGGTTTAGATGCAAATAAAAAATGGACTGAAGGAATACAGGCTATTATAAATAATCCTAGTACTGAGAAAAAACTTATAGAAAAATATCAAAACATGCTTCCTGAAGATGTTGAAGGATCTACTAGGTTGTTAAGCCAAAAAGATCCAGAAACAAGAGAGTCTTTATTAGGAACATTAGGCACAGCAGCAGGACAACAAGCAGTAATGTCAACAACAAGTGCTATTATTAATAAAGAATTTGCCGAAGACGATACAGGTGCAAAAGGAGCAGTGTTTGGAACTAGAGTAGAAGAAGGCACAAGATCTTCTCAAACACCTTTACCTCCCCCTATACAGTCTTTAGCTGCTAACGCAGGATCGTCTGTTAATACTTGGCAACAATATTTTAATTCTAATTTATATGGAACAGGAGATCCTACTTGGCAAGCTTGGCACAGATTAGGAAAATTTGCACCTACACTATCTTAAACGGAGTAACTAATGCAAGATCAAATTACAACTAACGAAGGTTTAAAAATAATGCAGGATGCTGTTGTAAACTCACCTATAGCAGGACAATCGTTAACAAATTCAAAAAACGCAGCTTATGATTGGGAAAGTCCTCCTAAAATAACAAGAGTAAAAGAAGGTACTCATTTTATTTTTAATACTTTAATTGAGCCTGAAATGTTTGCAAGTACTATAAATGCTTTAGAAGCAGGAGTACCTGTATTAGACATTAGTTCTTCCATTCTTTACGAAGGTTTTGAAACAGGAAAATGGACTCCTGATTTAATGTTATTATTGCAAGAACCTACTATGTATATGATATTAGCTATGGGAGAAAAAGCAGGTATAACTGATATAAGAACTTATGCAGGAGAAGAAAAAGATAATGCTGAGTTATATTCAGAAGAATTAAAAGAAGCATCAGAAAAAGAAATAACTTTTCAAAATTTAAAACCTCAAACAATAAGTAAATCTTCTGTTCCTGTTGAAATACAAAAAGAAATTGAAAATATTGAACCTACAAGTTTATTAAGCAAACCTACTACAGAAGAAGCTACGTCTTCTAGTTTAAGTTTATTAGAAAGGAAATAAAATATGGCATTTATACCACCTCCTGCAGGAATTAATCCAGTAACTGATTGGAGCAGCTATGCTTCTAGTTTATCTTCAGATGCTGATACAGATAAAAAAAGAACGGCTGCTGCTGTTGCAGGAACTGCTTTGCTTACTAAAACTATTTTAGATAGTAACTTAGTTAAAAATACTGCAAATAATATAGCAAAAATTGAAAATGAAAAAAATATAACTAGTAGTTTAATTAATAAAAGATTTACAGAAAGAGGTAAGCTTATATCTGACATTGAAGGTCGTGGAGGAAAAGTTAATGTTTCTATAAACGACAATGGCGATGCTATTTTTAATATAGATAATAAAGAAAAAGTACGAGATAGTTTGCGTATAGAGGAAATAGCATTAGCTACAACAAATATTCCTTTAAAAGGGTATTCAAATGACAGAAAAATAAGCGCAGAATCAAGAAAAGAAGCTATAAGAAAAGCTGATTTAAGATTTACAAAACTTGTAGATCAACAAAAATTATATGATTGGAAATTAAAAACTAAAGAAGAAGCACAAGCTGCTGTAGAACCTTTATATCGTGGAGCAAAGCTTTCTTTAAATAAAGCTAGATATAGAGATACAATAGCTAAAAAATTTACTCAGCTTACAGGTAGCTATGTTGAAAATCCTCAAGATGTATACTTAAAAGAAGCTAGAAACAGTATTGAAAAATTATATAATTTAAGAGATACTGAATATTCAAACTTAGTTTCTAATGCAGATAAAAAAGCACAGGAAGAAAGTGACGCAGAGTATGAAGAAATTTTAAATACTTTAATAAACGCTAGAGACAATACTAATCTTTCTGAAAAACTTAGGAAGGAAGCTTCTGCTAAAATAGAGTTGTTAGAAGATCCTCCAGAAGTACAACCTTTATCTCCTGATGTAAATCTAGTAACTAATTTTTTAGCAGGAGCAAATAATGGTCTTTATGGTAAAGAGGCAATGGATAATCCTGCTAAAGCTTCTACAGACTTTATGAATAATTATAAAACTCAAAGTTTAATAGCTGATGGAAATCACGATAGCGCAAGTTTATATTTAGCTTCTTTACCTGTAAAAGAAAATTCAAACATTATAAATTTTTATAGTACAAGTGAAAGAGTAAAGTTATTAACAGAAAGAGATGTTAATCTTTTTATAGAACGAGAAGACGCTAATCCTACTTATTCAAATGTTTTAGCGCAAGCAGAATATGTAGATTTTACTTCGCGTAAAATTCAAAATGTAACAACAGGAGGAGTAGCTACTGCTTCAGGTACATTAAATTATAAAGAAAAACCACTTGATGCGTCAGTTGTATTAGCTTATCAAACAAAAATGTATGGTCATTTGAAAAGAGAAAAAATTGATCAGTTAATAGCATTAGAGAACATAAAAGTAACACCTGAAAATAGAACAACATTAGCAAGTCAAAAATTAAGTTTAGAATACAGTATAGCTACTTTAGCTGAACAATATAAAAATGTTAATAAAGGAAACGCTTATGATACTTTTAACGCTCTTTTAAATACTAATAAAGCTAGGCTATTAAATTTAAAAGCAGACACTTTTGACGGTAGATTATCAAGTTCACTACTTAAAAATAATGCTGATTTAATTCAAAGAACATTAACTAATATAAAAGATGTTGCAGAAATTAGCGGTAATTCTGAAAAACAAAAAGTAGCACAAGAGTTTTTAGATTCTGAATCAATAAAATCTGTAGATACAATAGCTAGAATACTTACTTTAGCAGACATGACAGCAGCTTATGGTAATAGTGGAAATGTTACTGCACAATGGTACAGGAGAGAAGGTGTAATGATTGAAGATATACTTTATGATATTGCTGTTGAATTAGACAGAACATATGACATTCCTAATATAACTGAAGCAGAAAAGTAGACTAATTAAAATGAGTTTTCAAGCAATTACAAAAGATGAATATTTAAAAAATAATCCATCTGTAAAAAATTTGTTTAGTTCAGATGAAAGTTTAGCTAACGCTGTTTATACACAAGGATTAAAAGATAAACTATATTTAGAAGAAAGATATACTTATGAAACGTTTAAAGAACAATTTTTAAAAAAAGAAATATCTGAAATTAGCAGACCTCTCAGTATGAGTAACTATCCTGTTATAGAAGAGAAAAGCGATGATTTTTTAGGGTATGACACAGCAGAAGAAATTGTTCAGACAATAGGCTCTGTTGCAGAAAAACTAGATCGTTATAAAGATCAAACTATTAAAATGGGTTCTAGTATAAAAGACTTTGCTCTTTCTGGTTTAAGAACAGAAGAAGAAACTAAAGAAAGAAAAATTGAAAGAGAAGCTCGTCAAGAATTAAAAGAAATAAAACGATTTAAAAAACCAGAAAAAGGTTTTAATTTAACAAGAAGTGCTTTAACAGATGTAGCTTACTTAGCTAATAAGTTTGTAGGAGATAAAATAAAACCTACTGGTGATCTTTCTAAAATTAGAGAGTTTCATAAAATAGCTGTAAAAGAAGGAAGATATAAAGGAACTTGGGAAGAATTTTCAAAAGATCCAAAAGGAATAACAACTAAATACGGTTTAACTGAAGCTGTAATTGCTATTGATTCTTTGCCTGACGAGTATAAAAAAGATTTAATAAATGGAATACTTCCAGAAAATAAAACTGAACTATCTAATTTTAGAATAGAAGGAACTAGACCTACAAGTAAATTAGGAAGGCTTACTTCTTTTGCAGTAGGAGATATAGCTCCTTTTATAGTAGGAACTACAAAATTAAAAGCAGGTGCAGATTTGTTTATTCGTGCGCCAAATTGGGTAAAACAAGCAGATAAGTTTGTTGAGACAGCAAAAAATAGCGGTAAGCTTTCAAAAAGATTTTTAGGAGTTCTTGCTAAAGGAACTTTAAATTTTGGAAGATATGCACCCTCTGCTGAATTAACTGCACAAGTTTTATTAAATCCTTATGAAGATAGGCTATCTAAAATAGTAGGTAGTATGATGGCTCAAGATGATGGTTTTGCTGACGATGTAATTACTTTTTTATCTACAGATGATTCTTCTTCTGAACTTGAAGCTAGATTAGATATGGCTTTAGAAGGAGCTGTTACATGGGTAGGTTTAGGCGCAGGTTTAAAAGCATCTGCAGTTTCAGCATTTAGTCTTTTAAAAGGAATTAAAGCAGGAACAGAAAAAACTATTTTATTTATGGGTAAAACAATTAACTCTAGTTATAAAGGCAGAGCAGCAGAAATAAGAGATTCACAAGGTAAACTTAAACCTGAAGCAGTAGAGCAGTTTGCTATTTTACACAATCCTAGCGAAGCTAAAACTGGTAATTTTTTACATAGTATGATGGAAAATATAATTCTTCCTGTATTTAAATCTGGAGGAGCGTTGTCTCGTCAAATGACTGCAGTAAAAGAAACCGCAGATCAAAAAATGGCACAAGATAGTTATGGTATTGAAAAAGCTGTAAAACATTTAGGTGAAGAAATAGATAATTTAATAATGGTTTCTAAAGGATTAAAAATTAAAGATAAAAAGTTAGACACATCTAAAAAAGTTTGGGAGCATATTGGAAATATAATTACTAAAAATTATCCAAAAGTTAAAGCTAGTAAAGAAGCAAGTTCAGCACAAGCTAAAAAATTTAATAGAGAAACAGGAGAGTTTGAAGATTCAGGATTACCTCTTCTTAAAAGTTTAAATTTTGAAAAAGATTTAAAAGAATTACCTGAAGCAGTAGCAAACTCAGTTAGAAATATAAGGATGCAGATAGATTCAATGTCTGCAACTGTTATGAATACTAAAGATGGTTTTATTAGTCCTGAAGTTAAAGCTATAATTGAAGCTAACTTAGGTAAATATTTAAAAACTCAATATGAATTTTTTATTAGTCCGTATTGGAAACCTACAAAAACAGTTCAAAATAATTATGTTGATTACTTAACTAATAATAGATATTTTAGAGAACATGTAAAAGACAACATAAAAAATTTTAAAGCTGTAGCAGGTGTTAAAGATGTGTATCGTTATACAGCACAGCAATATGTAGATGGTATGATAAAAAATAAAAATGCACAAAGAAACATGTTAAATTTAAATATTTTTGATGAAGGTGCATCTGGAGCATATAGAAACATACATAAAAATTTATTTTCAAAAAAACAAAAGTTGTCTAAAGAAGCTAGAGCTTTTTATGGAGAAGTAACAGATCCTCAACAACAAATTATAGCTACTGTAAGAGGTTTATCTAAGTACATTGAAACAGATAAGATGTTTAAAACTTTTGTAGAGTTAGGCGAAGGTGTTTCTTTATTTAAAGGTGCGCAGAAAGGAAGATATAATACTCGTATAGGTCTTAAAAATACGTCTAGTCCTACAGGTACAGCAGAAAATTTAGTTCTTCCTAAACTAGGTGCGCTTGATGATTATTATACAACTCCTAAACTTGCAAAAGTTTTTCGTAACATAGCAGGAACAAGAAAAAATATTTTTCAGTCTATTGTAGAAGATAATGCGTTTGGTCAAGCATTAGTTGCTCCTTTCGTAGCTTTTAAAGCTGCTGCAAATGTTAACTCTACCGTATTGAGTAACACTACACAGATAAGAAACTTTATGGCAGGTCCTTTGTTTTTATTAGCTAACGGAAGAGTGCCTAATAATCTTCAAGAAGCTAAAAAATCTCTTGGAGTTTTAGCTTTAACTATTGCTAATAAGAGTGATGCAGAACTAGAAGTATTTGAAAAGATGTTAATTAAAGAGGGGGTAATTAATTCATCTGTCGTAGTTTCAGAATTAAAAGCAACTATGAAAGCTGCAGGAGATGGAGCTTGGGTAGGAAAAGCTAGAAACTTTTTTAAGAATGATCCTACAGGCAACGCACTTCTTGAAGGAACTAAAACAACAGTAAGAAAAACTTCAACTAAAGCATCTAATGTAGTAGGAAAAGCACAAGAAATATATGTTGGTTCAGATAACTTTTTTAAAATTCTTTATTTTCAAGATCAGAAAAGAATATTAAAAGAAGCTTATAAATTAGACGGTAAAACAATTTTAAAAACTAAAAAAGATAGATTAGATTTCGACAATAAATTAAATAGAGAAGCTGCTGACATTGTAAAAAACACAATGCCTAACTATAATAAAGTAGCTCCTTTCTTTAAAGATTTTGCATATACTCCTTTTGGAAGTTTCTTTGCTTTTAGGTATGAAGAAATAAGAACAAGTATAAATGCTTTAGGTTTAGGAATTAGACAAATGAACAGCTCTAACTCTGTGTTAAGAAAAGCAGGAGAAAAAAGAACAGCAGGTGTTTTAGGAAGTATGTTAGTGGGAGTAGGAGGAGTAACAGATTTAACAACTAATGCTATTAATGGTATAACAGATTCTGAAAGATGGTCAATGGAAGTTTTAAGAAAAGATTATGAAAAATATTCTAGAACAGCAACAGTAGTTGATCCAGACACAGGTAATCTTTCTTTAGTAAATATGACTTATTTAGATCCTTACAGTGATATAAGTAGGTTATTAGTAAAAGTTGCAATAGATGCTATAGATGATAAAATTACTGTTGAAGAATTTAATAAAAAAGCAACTGATGTTGTTGTAGAAAATATGTTTGAACTTATTGAACCTTTTATAATTCCCGGAATTGCTCCTCAAGCTGTGTCAGATGCTTTTATAAAAGGATCAACTTCTTCTGGAAAACAAATATTACAAGATGTAAATCCAGACAGTCCGTTTCCTCTTTTTCTTCAGGAAGGAAATAAAATGGCAGCTTTTGAATATATTTTTAAAACAGCACTTGTTCCTAAAACTTATACCAACATGACTAATTTACTTTCTTCTTATAACGATCAGACTTCTGGTAAAGAATATAAAAGAAATTTTGCTAATGAGCTAGTAGCAAACTTAACAGGTATAAAAATGCAAGAGTTTGATTTAGAGTCTAATTTTAAACAGGCAACATCTACATGGGTTAGAGCAGATAAAAATATAACAAGCAAGTTTAACAATGATTTATCTGTAGAAGAATATACTGTTGACGAACTTGCTGAACGTGTAGATAAATATAATAACGATAAATATAAAATAAGAACTAAAATAAAAGAAACTACAACTGCTGCTAGAATTTTAGGAATGGACATGGTTGATATAGAAACAACTTTAAAAAAATTAAGTATTTCTAAAAGAGAAAGACAAGAATATTTATACAGTAATTCATTTGATCCTTATTATTTATTAAATAACGAAACTGAAAGATTAGTAAGAAATAATCCTCAGTTTGTAAATCAAGTAGGTCGAGATGAAGTTTTTAATTATGAAGTACAGGCTTATGTAAACGACCAAATAAGAGATAAGTATAGAGGTAAAAAACCTCTTATTAATTTTAATATAAATAAATTAAGTAAAAGAGAAGAGTTAGAAGCACTTAGACCTTTTGAAACTGTACCTGATTGGATATATTATATAAGAAATAATACAGATAAAACTTCTTTTAAAGATGGAAAAATTAAAGAAAAATTATCTGATAGAAAAAAATTAAAAGAAGGTGGAAGAATTAAATTAGCAGAAGGTACTCTAGAAGATCCAGAAGATAGAAATAATATGTACGCAGGCGAATCATTTTTTGAAACAACTAGACCTAGCCTTAGAGCTATACTAGAAAAACGAAAAGAGGTTATGAATGAACAAAGACAAACTAATTGAAGAACTTAAACGTGACGAAGGTGTAGAACTACGACCTTACAAATGCTCGGCAGGATTTTTAACGCTAGGTGTAGGTAGAAATATTGAAGAGCGTGGTATCACTATGGATGAGTCTGACTATCTTCTTGCCAACGATATAACAATTTGTGAAGAAGAAGCAACTAGAGTATTCAAGTGGTTTGCAGATTTAACAGACGTTAGACAACGTGCAATTATTAATATGATCTTTAATCTAGGTTTGACAAAGTTACTAAACTTTAAAAAATTTTTAGCTGCTATGGAAGCAGGTGACTATACAACCGCAGGCAAAGAGATGCTTGATAGTCGTTGGGCTAGACAAGTAGGTAACAGATCAGACAGACTGGAGCAGATGATTGTTAACGGATGATATATTTATTATGTATCTAGAAGATGATCTTGATAGAGCTTATCGGATAGACTGTAAGATGAGAACTAAACAAGACTTAGCATGGATTAAACGTGACAAGTTTAGAAAAGTTTATGAAGAAATGTTAAACGCACACTTGAAAAGTATGCCTGACATGCCATTAGAAATAGCGATGCAATCGGTAGAAGATATTTTAGCTAACGAAAGTATACGCTTTAACAACGAGGAAAAAAATGAAATTGAATCTACTTAAAAATGTAAAGAACATTATAGGTGCAGTAGCTCCTACAATAGGAACAGCACTAGGCGGTCCAATGGGATCAATGGCAGCTAATATGGTTGCTGATGCTCTTGGTTGTGAGCCAACACCTAAGAAAATAGAAGCAGCAGTACAAGCTGCTACACCTGAACAACTTGCAGAACTTAAAAAGATTGATAAAGATTTTGAAGTTAGAATGAAGGAACTAGATGTTGATCTATACGCACTAGAAACTGCTGACATTCAAGATGCGCGAGGAAAGTTTTCTAAAGACTGGACATCTCGTATCATGGGTTTAACTGTAGTTGGTGGATTTATGGGTTACATCTTCTTAATCACCGTCCAGCCTCCAGAGCAGAACAGCGAAGCGTTAATTAACTTAGTTTTAGGTTATCTTGGAGGACTTGCAAGTGCCATTATATCTTTTTACTTTGGAGCTTCTAATACTACTAAGGACAAAGACTAATGAATAACATATGCCACACCAGATTATATAAAGGTTTAGAAGCTATGTACAAAGGTGAGATAGCTAAAGCTGAAGCTAACATTGACGTATACTTTAACAACAGTGCAGGTGTTGGAGAACATCCTGATATTATAGAAGCTATAGATCAGCAGATAGACAAACTTGCACAAGCCAAAGATAAACTTAACGCACTAAAGGATTTAGATTTATGAGGAAAGGTGGATTTAGAAATCAAGCTAGGAAACAAGAGACTAGAAACAGAACCAAATTTAACTTTAGAAAACAACAAATAAAACTAAAAGAGCAAATGGATTATTATGGCAGTCAAGAAGAAAAAGAAATCAACCGTAAACAAAGCAGGTAATTATACTAAACCTACTATGCGTAAGAATCTTTTTAACAGGATTAAAGCAGGTAGTAAAGGTGGAAAAGCAGGTCAATGGAGTGCTAGAAAAGCACAGATGTTAGCTAAACAATATAAAGCAAAAGGCGGAGGATACAAATAATGCCAATGGGAAAAGGAACATATGGTTCTAAAGTAGGTAGACCTAAGAAAAGAGCTATGTATAAAAAAGGTAAGAAAGTTACTAAAGAACTTACTCAGCGTCAAAAAGATACGCTAAAGAAACATTCTGTGCATCATACATCTAAACATATGGCTGAGATGCGTAAGTTAATGAAAGCAGGTAAGACCTTTACACAGTCACATAAGATGGCTATGAAAAAGGTAGGTAAGTAATGGCACTTAAGAAGTCTCAGAAGTCTTTAAAGAAGTGGACAAAGCAAAAGTGGCGCACCGCTAGTGGTAAGAAATCTTCTGAAACTGGCGAAGTATATGCTCCATCTGCAAAAATTAAAAAGCTTAAGTCTAGTCCTGCAGGTAGGAAGAAACTTGCAGCAGCTAATAAAAAGAAACGTGAAGCTACTAAAAAAGGTAAGCAACATGCTCGGCACGGTCTTCATAAAAAGAAAACAACAAAGAGGAAAAAGAAATAATGGCTAAGAAAAAAGATTCAAGACTTGCGAGAGCAGGTGTCTCAGGATTTAACAAGCCTAAACGCACACCTAGTCATCCTAAAAAATCTCATATTGTTGTAGCTAAAGAAGGCGATAAGATTAAAACAATACGCTTTGGACAGAAAGGAGCTAAGACCGCAGGTAAACCTAAAGCAGGTGAGTCAAGACGTATGAAGATGAAACGTAAATCTTTCAAAGCTAGACACGGTAAGAATATTAAGAAAGGTAAAATGTCTGCAGCTTATTGGGCTAATAAAGTTAAGTGGTAACAAGTGCAAAGTATCTTTGGACTAATAGCTGAACTAGGATTACCTGTAGCAGGTGGTCTTATTATGGCTTATTTTATATTCCTTGTGATGAAACAGTTAATGGATGGTTTAGTAGGTGAGATACAAACAGTACAGGCTATCTCAAAAATGTTAATTACCAGAGCTTCTACTATGAATAACGATATGATTCGTATAGATACTAGTGTTAGTAGTGCATTAGGTTTATCACCTGATCTTGATAGAATATCTAGAGCTGAAAATTTTGTAGAGGACGGACGTATAGATGCAAGAAGAGATTAGTTATGCACCAATAGGTGACGTAGAAGCAGCAGTAGAGGGTATTTTTGGTCTTATCTATCTTTATCCTTCTGATTATTTTATAGTCTTTGGATCGCTTAGTCTATTTGCTATCTATGGTTTATCAATATACGCAGGGATAAAATACATACAAAAGAAATTTAAGTAATGGATATTGTACAAGTAGTATCAGACTTCGGATTTCCTGTAGTAATGGTCGTAGGACTAGGATACTTTGTATACTTTGTGTGGCAAACAATTACCAACAAAATAGATCCTGCTGTACAAGAGATGAAAGTAACTATTATAAGACTTACAGATCAGTTACGTTTATTAGATCAAGATATGATTAGACTTCAGCAGAAAGTAAATACTGTACTAGAACTTAAAAAAGAGAATACAATAAATGAAACTAAAAAAAGATAAAGAACTTTTAGTTATTAGTTGGACGTTACTAATAATTTTTTTTGTGTCTCATATTAAAGCCGATCAATTAATCTACAGTTTTAAAAGTCCTAGCTTCTCAGGAATAAATACATCGAGCCACTACCTTACTATTGAGAACCAAGAAGCTACTCGAAAAGCTACAATTAAAGAAGAGATTAAAGCTTATACAGATCAGTTAGCTAGAGAAGCAGACAACACAACGCTTGCTAGATTTATAAGAAACTTAGAAAGTCGTATCTATGCACAGCTATCACGACAGATGGTGGAGTCTTTGTTCGGAGAGACACCACAGAAAGAAGGCAAATTAACTTTAGAGGGAAATACGATTGAATACGTTGTTGAAGCAGATACGATCACGCTTACAGTTACAGACGAAACAGGTGGTACAACTAATATTACTGTGCCTATCGGTGACTTTACTTTCTAGTTGTGCCTCACGTAATATATTAGAAGGTAGTGGTATACCTAATGTAGTAATTAAAAGTTCTTCTATAATGGATTTACAATCAGAAGAACTAAAGAATATACCTGCTGCAAAACGTAAGCCTGTTATAGCTATCTATCCTAATAGCTTTAGAGATCAAACAGGACAGCGCAAAAGCAACGGACAGTTTGCTTTATTTAGTACAGCAATTACTCAAGCTCCTGAAGCATTTCTTATCAGGGCTTTAAAACACGCAGCAGATGGGAAGTTTTTCCAAGTTGCAGAACGTGTAGGACTTGACAGCTTGACAAAAGAACGTCAGCTCATAAGATCTACAAGAGATTCATTTGACGAAGATAGCACGGTAAAACCGTTATTACTGGCAGGATTGATAATACAAGGAGGTGTACTAAGCTATGATGCTAATGTTTATTCTGGAGGAACAGGAGCAAGAGCGTTAGGTTTAGGATCTGCAAAACAATATAGAGAAGACTTGATTACGATTTCATTACGTCTTGTGTCTGTATCGACAGGCGAAGTATTGATTGAAACATTGGTAACTAAGAGTGTGTTATCGGCAAGTCTTTCACAGGATATATTTAGATTTATATCTGAAGGAACAAAATTGATTGAAGCAGAAGGAGGTATTGCAGCAAACGAAAGTAGTGCTATAGCTCTGCAGAAAGCAATAGAGGCAGGTGTATTAGAAATAATAAAAGTAGGAATTACTAGGGGGTATTGGAAATATGAATAAATTAATTAGCTTGTTGGTGTTAGTATCGTTTAGCACTTTAGCTTCAGACAACGAGATCTTTGTGGATCAAGTAGGAGCTACAGCTAACATAGATCTTGAGCAATTAGGTAGTGGTAACATTATAGGTGGTCTTACTGCAGTAGCAGGTTCAATGACTGCATTAGATCTTGATGGAACCTCAATGACATTAGATATAAATCAAATAGGAGATACTAACAAGTTCTTAGGGGATATGTACGCAGATACATACACTGGTTACTTTAACTTTGATGGTGACACTAACACGTTTACATCTAAGATGGATCCAACCAATGCGTTTGGCGCAGATGGTTCTAACGTTAATGTCCAAGTGACAGGCAGTACCAACACCTTCACACTTGATTTAGCTACTGCAGCTTTAGCAAGTGGTGCAGATATAGATTGGACTGTACAGGGTTCTAGTAATACTATTAACGCTGACATTGATGTAGACTCAGCAACTAACTATATGAATATAGATGGTGACAGTAACACAGTAAACTATGATGGAGACGGTTATGCGCAGGGGTATTTTCACCTTACACACACAGGAAGCTCAAGAGCCTTCGATGTGGATCAGCAAAGCACACAAGATAATGACTGGCTTAAAGTTACTTCTACTGGTTCTAACGGTACAGTTTGCATTAACCAAGACGATCAAGGCACAAGCGTTGGATGTTGATATTGGAAGCATTACACAGTTAAACGGAAACACCAGAGTAGTAAGAGATAAACCTTATGAGAGCGAGATTGATTTCTCGCTTAACTCTATGGACAAACTAGAAACTGCGCAAGGCAGAATGGGTGTTACGTTTAGAGATGATACAACGATACGTCTAACAGAACACAGCAATGTAACTATAGATAAGTTTGTGTTTGATCCTGATCCAGCTAAATCTACAATGGCTTTGTCGTTTGTGAAAGGTACTGGCAGGTTCATAAGTTCTAAAACTAAAAGACGTATACCTAAAGATAATATTACTATCCGTACCAATGCGGCTACCATTGGAATTAGAGGCACAGATTTCACACTGACTGTTAAAGAAACTGGAGAAACTTTAGTGATTCTACTCCCTGATGAGTTTGGTAACTCTAGTGGTGAGATAACTGTAGACACAGCACTAGGACAGGTAGTCCTTACCAAAGCCTATGAAGCTACTACAGTATACAACTTTGAAACTGCACCAACTCCTTCAGTTATACTAGACCTAACACTAGATATGATTGACAATATGCTCATTGTAAATCCTCCAGAGACTAAAGAGATTCAAACAGACGAATCAGTTGCTGCTGTAGATAATCTATTAGACGTAGACTTCTTAGAGTTTGACGAGCTAGAACAGGATGATTTAGCTGAAGATGATTTAGAATATACAGAGCTAGACATAGACTACCTAGCAGGTAACTTCCTTGAAGATCTACTTGATGTCATACAAGAAGTTGACGAGCTAGGTAAAGCAAACAAAGCTCTGTCTGCAGATGGAGTAAAAGGTACTGCAGTAGGCTATGATGGTGACACCCAGATTAGTACCTTTGTTACTGACACAAACTTAAAGTTCTTAAGATCTATAGAAGATACACTAGAGATGAACGTATCTAAAGATGGTTCATACAGTATAACTATTGAACAAGAAGGTAAAGTAAACAGAGTTACTACTAACGGAGGCAGCTCCTCTGTAATTAATATTAAACAAGGAAGTTAACCTTTACATTTCTTGCAAAGCTTGTAATTCTGATTGAAGATAATCGTGCATGTTATGTAGTTTGTCTTTACTTTTGTTTATAACATTACGCACGATCCAAGCTTCGTCAACATGAAATAACTTATCAATATGTTTTTCAGGTAATACAGACATCTCTGTTATTAGCTGATTGTCACGATTAAGAAGTACTTTAAAACTTATTAAGTTTGCTTCTGTTTTCTTTTCCATATTAAATAATCTCACAAGTACCTGCGCTACACGCAAGCTCTTTAGTGTTCTCAGTGTTATCTTCTGTTTCGTACTCTGTTATCTTAGACCAATCTACTACGTCTGTAGTTTTCTTTAACCACTTACGATACTCGTTATAAGTAATCTCTTGATAAGGAGCTTGCTTGTATGAGTGATCTGAGTATGGTAAGAACGAGATACCTGATACATCATCAAAGTTTTTATATACCCAAGCACCTACGTCTAACCACTCGTTCTCTTTAACTGAGATAGTAACAGATGGTTTATGCTCACACCAGTTATCCTGATACTCTTTCCAAAGGTCTAAGTGTTGTATAGCTGTGAAGTCCTTCCTTGTGAGAGAGCCTTTAGGACTCTTCATGGGGAAGTAAAACACATAGGTATGCTCTGGCTTAGTAAGATCATCTTCGTGATATACACCTGCGTCTACCATTAGTTTAGCTAACGGATCTTTCTTATCTGCTCTGACAGTACGTAGGTAGTATGGGCTATGTCTAGTGTGAATACCTGAAGCACTATCGACCAGTTGACTAACTGTTCCACTAGGTTTCACACAGGTTATTGCTGCGGAGTGGGGAATACCTAGCTTCTTAGCCCATAACTTATTAACAGATACTGAATAGTTTTTAAGATATTCTAAATCTATATTATTTCCAGTTACCATATCGTTATTGTCCATGATACCTGTAAGTGATACTCCAAGTAACGATTCTTCTTCTGTGTTTTGTTTCCATTTACTTGTCAAGTATCTAAAGTTTGTTAAGGTAGCTTGAAACGTACCAAGTATGGTAGCAAGTTCTACTTTATCTTTAAGAGTAGCTGTTGTATCTTCAGGTCTAACCACAACCTCAGTAAGATTACAGAACTGTTTGTTACGTAGAATAATCTCACTACAAGGATTACAACCAAAGTGTTCATAATCTTCTCGTCTACCGTTCTTAGCTGCCTGTTTTTCTGCAGCTTGACGATTAAACATACCACGTTCACCACTTTTAGACTCATACAAAGACAACCACTCACGCATAAACGCACCAGTTTCTGCAGCATCTGTGTATGCTACTGAGTTATTAGATAACGCTCTCTGCTGATTGTCTTCCCACCAAGCACCTGACTTGGCATTGCGCATACGATTGTCTGAGAGGTTGCTGAGAGAGATTAAAGCACTTCGCCTTACTCCCCCTACGACTACGACTTCTGCGACCTTACACATCAAATCATGGCAGTCTATGGACACAAGCTTACGCTGTCCTTTTGCAATAGCATCACGGAATATGTTGATAGTAAAATTAAATAACTCTTCAAGTGGAGCAGGACCACTAGCACGACCACCAAATGTTTTAAGTCTAGCACCATAAGGTCTGATGTTAGACACATCCCATGTGGGAATCTGCCCTGCGTATAGTAACGAGAGTAGTTCTTTGTAGGATTTTGCCCACCCAATCTTAGAATCAGCTACCTTAATAACTGTATCTGTATTGAATAGTTCTTCAGGTAGATCAGGAAGTTGATTAACATACTGACGCTCTACACTAAAGCCAACACCTGTGCCACACATAAGTATGTATAGCGTTTCATCAAAGGCTCTGACGTTATCGACAGCTACATAGCTACAGTTAAAACCTGCAACGTTATCTTGCTCTAATGCTTTACCTGCTGACATCAATGCTCGCATACTTGGCATAACATCTAAGTTAAGTACAGCTTCTTCTAAATATTTTCTAGTTCCGTTCCATGTAATGATGTCTAAGTTATGCTTCTTCATTAAATGATTTTCAAAGAAATCAAAATATCTAGAAACAGTTTCGCTCCATGTTTCTCTACGTTGATGTTCTTCGTTCCACCTTGCATATCTACTAAGGTGTATAAATTGTTGATAGTTTGTGGGTAACTCTGCGTTGTTTGTTTGTGTCATGTTATGTCTCTTGTAAAATGTTTAGTGTTAAATATAAAAAAGAAGTAAAGCTTATCATAAGAAAAACAACAGGCATAAGTGCATCCCATAGTTGTACCTCTACTTCTAGTGTTCCATCAATTCCTGCTAATAGCATTTGTAAAAATAAAAAACCTAAACAAATACTAGCTTGTAATATTCCTAACAAAGCTAACACACTTGCTACTGCGATGTCATTACTAAATAAAAAATAACAGCCAACAGACATACCTATAAAAGGTATCATGTAAAGTAATCTGCTAATCATGTGTTTTATCCTCTACCCATAAATGTAGAGCTATAATAGCGTAGTGTATAATCTTTAACAAGTCACCTTGATTTTTATATTCTCCAGTAACAGAGTCAGGTTTCTTACCATACCTTATAGCATATTTTATAATGTTACCCATGCAGAAACCATCTCCGTGTCCTGCATCTATAACCATCTCTGTTGCTTGCTGTTTGCCAGAAGCATAGTGTTGTTCGTATGTTTTATCTATGTATCTTTTTATTTGTTCTATTGTATTGTGTTCGTTGAATTTATAATCAATCATTACTTCCACTCCTTCGGTAAGGTATCTTCAGTATACCATTTAAAATTATTTGCTTCAGCCCATTCAGCATGTGTTCGTTTTGTTCCGTCTTTTCTTTTCTTAGCAGCAGGCATTGGAGCGTATGGCTTTTGAAATATAAACACAAGTTCCATTGTATGTGGTAATGACTTTCTAATCCACAAATACTTACTGTACTCAGCGTGATCCCAGAACCTACCCTTTGCTTCTATAATAATTTTATCTTTTTCAAAGTCAGGTTCGTAAGTATGCTCTACTACATAAGGTACTTTGTTAGTGTGATGACTCCAGTTATTTAATATACCTTTATGCAACTCGTACTCCCACTTACTATCGTATCCTTTTGGTACGTTCTTTTCTCTTGGTCTAACTTTTCTAGGTTTTCTTTTAGCCATTAGATAACCCAATGACCAGTACTAGATTTTACATTCTGTTCGTTTAGTAACTCGTATAAAGTTGCATCAGGGTTACGTTTTAATTTTTTATAAAACCAACGTAAAGAATAAGCACTTAATAAAAACTTACGATTAGCATAGATGTGTGTTTCAGCAGGCATAAACTCGTGTATGTTTCCTGTATGTATCTTAGTAAGATCTTCTCCTTCAGGAACAACAGAACGTAACCATTCTACTAATAGTTCTTTACTACGTTTTCTTAGTGCTTTTGCTTTTCTTCCGTTCATTTAGTAACTTCCAATACTCTAGGTTCTTTTACTACTCTAGTTAAATAAGAATATCTATCTGCATATTTGAACACTCGTAATCCTTTGCCTTCGTTAGCATCTGCATGACATTCAAACTTATGTCTACACCAAGTACATCCTTTACCTATCTTCATGTTACCTGCTGCTCCATCTGGTACAGGATTATAACATAAATCAGGTGGTGTGTCTACCTTTATAAGTTTTTTAACTGTTTTTATTTTGTTTTTTATGTCAGGTTTATCGAAAGAATCAGGTCTATATAATGCTATTTCACCTGACTCTTTGTTCATGGCTAAGAAACCACCCTTGTTTGTACCCATAGCAGCCTCGTAGCCTGCCAACTGAGGGAGATAACCGAATATATCATCTTCGGCTAGGGTTTTATTATAAAACTTCTTAAACGCGAAACTAGAGGCTGTCTTAATATCCACTACTTCACCATCAATAACGCAGTCCATGTGTCCTTTAATACCAGATACAGAAACTTCTTTTTGTTCATCGGTAACTTTGTGTCCTGCTATCTTAACTAACAACAGAAGTACCTCTTCAAGTAGATGTCCGTATAGAAATTTAATAAAGACAGAGGGTTTAATTCTTTCAGTTGTCTTACTTTCTGAACGCATATCATACCATAGCTGACGCATAGGTTTACCAATGTTAGACATGCGTAACGTACCACTATCTCTTGGTCTAGGGTTAGCCCAATGAGAAAGAACTTCTTTCATTGACTCACCAAAAGCATCAATAGTTTTATCGTCTATGTTTAGTGACTCACCATCTGATAGTACAGATAGCTTGTCGTATATATCTTCTACTAACGTATCTAGTTTTTTCATATTGACTGTATGATTTCTTTAGCTTCTGATATAGAAACTTTAAACCATTCTCCATTGTTATCTTTACAAATATTTTTTATTTTCTTATGTGCTTGTTGTTCAGCACTTCGTCTATCGTCAAAGTATTTCTTAAACCTTAATGCGTAGTCTCTAAAAGGACTAGAGGTTTGATACTGTTTACATCTGTCCTCTGCATCAATAGCCATACCAACTTTAACCCAACCTTTCCAACAAGGATTAGTTATAACATATACATAACCTTCGTTAGATTTTTCATAGCCAGATAAAGATGAGAAGGCTGCACCTTCAAAAGTTTTATATCTGCCTGCTTTATATAAAGGATGGTCTTTTGGTACATACTTACCGTTAACATACATTCTTTCTGGATTTGTTTTTTTTGAAAACTTAAGTGCGATTTTTTGATAACACGAAGAACATTGATACATTTTTATTTTTTTTGCAGCGATATACCAATTATCGTCTGTTAATTTTACTCCGCATTTAATACAATCTTTATTAGTGTGTTTCACTTAACAGCTCCTCTATGTTATTTAATTCTTTTATTGGAAGGTTATAACAGTCTGTTGAAACTTTCCAATTATTAGAAGGATCTACTTCTCCTTTTTTAAGGAAGGTAGCTTTTTTAAAATAGTCTTCTTTATTTATATATCCTAATATCCATCCCTGAGTCCTGTCTTTTAAAATGCGTGTAAATACATATATATTACAGCGTTGCTTAGTATTAAGAGCAGCAACTGAACACTCATAATAATCTCTAGGAGGAGTAGTTACTCGTTTAGTTTTAACATCTATTTTTATATCCTTAAATATCATATCGTAATCATAAGTGTTAGATATTTTTATATCTAAAAATTTAGCTACAATTATTTCTCCTAAAAATCCATGTATATTTCCCTGTCCTTTTGTTATAGAATTTTTTAATTCTCCCATTTCTTTAGCAAGTATCTCTGCCTGTTGTATATCATGTTTAGTTATATCAGTGTGTTTCACTCCAGTTCCCTCCATATTGATATTCACCATCTAAAGGACAGTTCATATTAAAAACTTGTCCTGCTTCTATAATAGATCGAACACCCATTGCACCTATTAGTTCTGCTGTTTGTTTAGGTACTTCCATTTGCCACTCATCATGGATGTTAGCAACAAACTTATACTTTAGGTTTGCTTCACGTAAATGCTTGTCAAATATAACAAGTGCTTGCTTCATAACTATCGCACCTGCTCCTTGTAATAAAGTATTTAAAGCTGAGTGTGCGTTGCGTATAAATAATTTTCTACCATCTAATCCTTTGACGAAGCCTCTTGCTGCTGCTCTCGTAACTCTATCTCTAAGAGTTTTAAATGATGGTTTATTATCAAAGAACAGTTGTCTAGACTTTCTACCAGTTGATTTATTTCCACCAACCACGCTTCCAAGCTTCTCATCTCCTGCTCCGTACATAAGCGCATAGATGAATGTCTTTGCCTGATCTCTTGATTTAAGTCCTGCAAGCTTTTGATTAGCGGTATGTATGTCTCCGTTAAGTATTTCATTTGTAAACTCCTCGTCTTTCATATAGTGAGATAACATTCTTAGTTCTAAACCTGACGCATCAATACCTAGTAAGACATTACCTTCGTCTACTGTCCAACATGCACGACACTCCTTGCCATAAGGCTGACGTAAGCTAGGAATCTGCGCTGTGTTTGGACTACGATGTGTCATGCGACCTGTGATAGCACCGTTAGGTATAACAAAGCCATGTATTCTACCATCTTCTTCAACTGCTTTAACCCACGAATCAACCTGTGCTATACGTTTCTGTAACAAAAGAAACTCTGCAATGAGACTAGCTTCGTGTATGTGTGTAACTTCTGATAAAGTTTTTTCATCTACAATAGGCTGACCAGTAGGTGTAAATCTTTCTGGCTTCCAACCAAAGTCAATCAAGTATTCTCCAATCTGTTTACGACTGCCAAGATTAAAGTCAACTAACTTTCTACGCATGAAAGGATCTGTGTTACCAAACCACAGACAGTTATCGTACTCTTCATCAGACAATCCACGTTTGGATAACTGACCATCTTTCTTAATATAAGGTGTAACTATTTTATCATCTACCCATTTAGGTTTAAATGTATTGTGTACTTCATCTTCTATCTTTTGTTTTCTTTCTCTCAGATTAGCGAGCAATATCTCAGCAGAGTAACTATCAAACTTAAATCCATTCTCTTCTTGCTCCTTCATTATCTTTGCAACACCATGTTCTAGCAATACACTTTCCTTAGAAAACTGTTTAGATTCTAAACGTAAGCTCTTGAATACTAAAGTATTTAACTGCACATCTCTGACACAATACTTCAACATTTCTGCAGAATAATCTTTGTACTCTTCAAAAGAAATCTTAGGATATTCTAATTTGTATCCCCAAGCTTCAAGACTATGACCACCTGCTCGGATAGGATTAAGCAGTCGTGACAACACTAACGTATCTAATGCTTCGATATGAGACAGATCAGTACCTGTTAGTTTTTTAACAACAGGAATATCAAAGCCAACAATATTGTGTCCTATTAATCTATCAGCGGTACTTAAAAATTTAACACCCTCATCAATCTGATTAGGTTTAAACTTAAAGATCTCTCCTGAGTTAGGATCTTGACACACTATACAATGTATCTTTGTTGCTTTAAGATCGTCTGTTTCTATATCAAATACTAAATCCATATTAAAATCCTTCGTTATTTTCTACTTCTAAATCTTCGTTAGATATTTCTTTAAGTCTACCTGTTTCGTTATCATATAATAAATGACAAGCCATACCAACATCACCTGTGTACCTAGACTTTAATACACGAACCTTAGTTGTCTGTGACTCTTGATGATCGTCTGACTGTTGGTTACGTTCAAGAGCCAATACACAATCACTAAGCTGTGCAATACTTTGACTACCTCTAAGGTGAGATAGGTTTACTTCGATACCGTTCTCATGTCCTTTGTTACCATCAATTCTGCGCAAGTGTGATACAAGAATAAGACCTGCACCTGTTTCTTCTACTATAGATCTAAGCTTAGTCATAATAGAATCAATGGTACGTCTTTCATCTCCTTCAGTAGATGCGCTGACAAGCATGTGCAAGTGATCTACTACTACCCATTTACAGCCACAACCTATGATCATAAACCTTATCTTAGAAAAGATTTCGTCTAGCTCGTTAGCTCCAAAATGAGCATGTACCCATACTCTATTCTTATTCTGTCCATCATATAGAATATCAAAGAGCTTATCTAATTCTTCTTTAGAATATCTTTCTCGTACCTGATCTATATATAACCTAGCGTTAGCTTCGATAGATAAGATACCATCAATAGTTCTGCGCCAATCTTCTTCAAGTGCAATGACACCTACGTTATCTTTAGTCTGGTTAATTAGCCAATGTTCTATCTCTCTCGTAACACTAGACTTACCAAGACCTGTACCACCTGTAAGAGTAACAAGCTCACCTTGTCTCATACCATACAGCTTCTTGTTAAGACCTTCGTATGGGTAAGGTACGCTCTCTTTCTTCTCTCTGTTGTGAAACTTCTCACGTTGTTCAGAGACATTGATAACTCCAGATGGAGTGTACGTTTTAGCAGACCACCAAGCTTCAGTAAACTGCTTGTGTTTGTTCTGCCGTAGCATATCGTTAGGATCTTTACACCCTGTAGGCAACGTCATAATACGAGCCTTGCTAGGCTTAAACAATCTAGCTACTTTAGTGCTTGCTTCTTTACCTGCTTTGTCATTATCAAATGCAATGATAATGTTTTCAAAGTCATCAAAGAACTCAAGGCTTTCTTTTATATCTCGTACTGCACCTGCCGCACCGCGCTTAATAGAAACTACAGCCCACTTACTGCCTAGTAATTCGTAAGCTGCCATTGCGTCACATTCGCCTTCGGTAATCGTTATATACTTACCGCTTTTAAATAACTGCTGTCCGAATAAACCTGTGTCACTATACGTTCCTTGTAGAAAGAAACCTTTATCATTTACGTTACGACACTTGGTTGCTGATAGCTCATGTCCGTTGTAGTAAGGATAGAAATGCTTAGTTACTCTGCCTTGTAAATCGTGTTGTGCTTTCACACCATATTTTTTTGCAGTCTCTAACTTTATCTTTCTATCTGTCAACGCAGAATAAGTACCTGCTATATCATTTACTTGTTGTTGTTGCTGAACAAGTGGTTTAATTTTATTTACTTCCATATCTTTTCCTTTGCTTGCATCATCATAGTTAGGCATAAACTCATCACAGCTAAAACATTTTGCTGATCTGTCTTTATTGATACCAACAGCATCACTGCTGTCACACAAAGGACAAGGTTGGTGTACCAACTCCCATTCTTTTTCGTCAAACTCTGCCCTCATGCTTTGCTCCTTTTAAAATTAAGAGGCGGATAAGTTACCATCTTATCTCTTATGTTCTCTTGAATGGTACTGCCTCTCTTGTTAAGTTTAATTGTTAGATTTTACTGCGTCTTCTCCTTCTACCAATTCTTCATCAGCTTCTCCTGTTGGTTTAGCATCTTCATTAACAATACTAATTATCCTACCTGAAAAAAAGTTAAGGCTTGCGTCTATCTCCTCCATGTCTAACGCAAGAGTTGCTTTCTTCTGATTCAATCTTTGTATCCTACCAAAGATACCTTGTGCTTCTTCAGGTAAATCCTCTACTGAAATCTGCACATCATCAATAGTAATAAAAGGTTTCTGTTCATCAACCATCTTAAAACTCCTCGTTATCCAAGTCACCGCCATCTTCATAGTCAACAAGCTCGTTAACCTTAACAGCGACTAACTCTCCAAACGTACCATAAGCTGTGCTGTATGGTCTAACCTTTACAGTAATGTTAGAACCATTACCAATCAAACAATCTAAAGGATTACCATCAGCATCAATTAGCTTTGGAGCTTTGTTGGCGACACCATCTTTCTTGCGTATCGCAGTCTTACTGAACATGAACGCAGGCTCATCATACTTAGCATTGCCTGCTCTATCGGTAGACTGTTTAAGACCTGCTGCTTCTAAGTCAGATGCTGTGTCTTCGTCAGTCAAGATAGTAACCATGTATTTATGTGGCTCAAAACGTGTGTTAGGTACAGACACGTTAGCCCACATTGCTTTTCCTGTTGCGTACATCATTTTTATTTTACCTCTTTCGTTGCTATAAAAATTAGATCTGGTTTTATATTATCGTAAGACCAGAAACTTACTCGCTCAATCAGCGAACAAACAAGATAAAAAGGAAGGTGATACATGAGGGCTACATATCTTGTTCGTGATTTGAATTGTATATTATACACTAGTCCTCTTCCTATGTCAACTGTTATTTTCTGTTGCTACTGTTTCAAATGTAAAGACAGATAAGTTATCTTCAAGCATCACCTCACCTGACTCGTATCTTTTACTTATAATATTCTCAGCTTCTTCTCCGCTGTTAGCTCTAACTACAAAATTATATTGTTTAGTTTCATAAAGACTAACAATATATTCTTTATCATCTTTCTCTGCTTTAAAGTTTTTAAAGTCTATAACATTATTATTAATCATTTGTTTTCTCTTTCCTTATAATACTTATAAGATTATACCATATCTAAATTTTAAATTCAACTATTAAAATCTAAATCATCTAAATTATTATAAACATATTCATCTCCTTTAGTGTTAGCTTCTTCTTTAGGTGGTACATAAGCATCAATGTACAGTCCAAAATTTTCACTCTCTAACTGTTCATCAAAGTCTTTAAGTACTACGTCTAACTCTTTAATATCTATACTCATTGTTAGTCCTTACCTACATAAAAAGTTATGTCGGAACTATCATCAAACTCTATATGCTTAGTAACGTATTCAGTGTTATCCCAATCTACTTCACGACAGCCGTGTTTATCTTTAACTTCTTTTCCGTTCTTATGTTTTTTATATACCAACACACGTTCTCGATATTCAATACTAGGATAGTCGTGTGGTGATAGATCTTCTAAATCTATATCCATGTCAAACTTTTCCTTAACTAATAACTGAATAGCTTCTTGCATGTCATAGTAATCAAATTTTATTTGCATTATACAAACTCCTTAGTTATGTTGGATATAATAGTATCCATGTTCTCTTTTGCATCTTTAGGTAAGAGTGCTATCGCAACCTTGTTACCTATCTTTTCTCTTAAATGATAATAGTTAAGCTTTGGATTTAAACTTAAGACTCCTTGATACCTATTTATATCTAGTGCATAAGAATTGTTACTAGCGTTCCACTCTTGGACACGTTCATAGATACTACCATGCAGTAAGTTTCTTTTCTCTGTTAGATCATCAATATCTTTACTCAAAGCTTTCATCTGATTTGAATCTGATAACATAGACTCGTAGTCTCTATCATCTTTAATCATCTCTTGTCTCTTACTCTTTAACTCTGTCTCTATCTTATCAGCAATAGTATCAACGATTGCATCTTGTTCAAACTTTCTTATCTGTGTAGCCATTTTACTTTCCTCTTTGTTGTTAAAAAATATGGTAGTTTTTTAGTTCCGAAGATGACTACCAACTCCTCCAACAGCAACATAACTATCGGTTTTTATAGTGCCTGTCAACACTAGCATGTGCGCTTTTATAGTCATCTAACAACCCATGCATTAAATTGTTAGGGAGACTTTTGTCTTACGACTTAGGTATAAAGCACAAGTACTGTCTACCAAAGTTAAACACTCGACCTCTACCTGTTAGGTAAGAGCCAAACTTACTAAAAGTTCTAGTGTTTGTCGCAACTCTGAACTTAAAGCCTAACACATTAACGTGATAGAACTTCTTGTTTGCTGTACCGTCAAATATCTTAACCATCTTTATATCTCCTTCTTCTTATGTTTGTAGTTTTATATAGGTAACTACAATTAACCCTCGTAATCTACTATGTCTAATACTTCTTTTAAAGATTCATCACTCAGTACAGATGCTAGAATAATAATAGCTATCTGTCTTTGTTCTTTTATATTTAACTTACTAATCTCTGTTGTTATATCTTTTAATTTTTTATTCATCTCTCACTCCATCTCTTCTATTGCTTGTTGCATCATTGCGTATTCTTTCTCTAACTCTTCATGTTTCTTTTCAGTTTCACCATCTATTAACTTACCTACATTGTCTAACGCTTTTGAAATACCTATCTCTTTACGTAACCCTGCAGGTACAGTTCGTTCTAGCTTACTCAATACCTGTTCAATTTGCAATAGTATTTCGTATCTGTCTTGCATCTCTACTTCTCCCATTTATGATTTAAAACTTTATCAATAGACTCGTTGTGTCTGACTACTATAACTCCATCATCAGGATAGTCTTTATCAAACCAAACAGTCATGTCTCTTGTATCTCTATCCATAGTTATGCGATCTATGGTTCTACCATCTACCTCTTGTCCTATCTTTAAGTTCATATCTATCTCCAAGTTAATTTATAATCTTTATAAAAGAAAAACCCATGTGTTTCTTTACCATCTACCTCATAGTCAGCAGTAAACTGTATGCTCAGTAGCGTACCAACTGTAGCTTTGTGCCAAGTTGTATCATCTTCTGGATACCTAACCATGACTGTCTTGCCTTTAGGTTTCTTCATCACACCTCCGCTATTGACATGTAGTAATCATCTATTGCTTGCGCTTCATCAAGCTCTTCCTTCACCTTCACCCACCACTTAGGTTTGTCTCTACCTTTCTCCCACTTAGCATAGTGCTTCTCATTGATACAGTAGTCACGATATGCTTTGATAGGATCGTCATTCTTGTATTGATCTGGCATAGCTTGTGCAACTGTTGTCATCTGACCACTCTTTATATTTTTAGGGAACTGCATTAAAGGTTTAGCTAACTTAATAATACTTGCATGTTCCTTACCATATCGGTAAGTGTATTCCATTCCTAGTGCTAGAAAATGAGCATATAACCACGAGTAATTTTCATTACATTCCCTAGCCCATATTGTACACGGATGATTCCAGTATGCTCGTTTGTACAAACCTACCTTGTCTGCATACTCGTCACCATCTAGTTCTCTGTGTGCAGTACATAACATCTGCGCTGTCTCCAATGGCATCTTCACTAACATCTTATCAGGTTGTGCCTCTGCTGATTTAACAGGGCTATCATAAAAATAAAATATGTTCATACTTAACTCCAAGCTTTTGAATTTAACATCTCTGCATAGCGTATCTCTTTATACACTCTAATGCAAGACATATTATTTAAATAAAACTTTCTTTGTTGCCAATCAATAATTCCAGAAGGCATAGTAGCAACAGCACATAGTCCTGTAATTAATACTTCATCATCATCTTCTTGATACTCTATCTTGAAAGGTTTAACTTTTCTATCTGTTGTTTCTTTTCCGTTCACATCTTCATAGTTAAACATTAACTCAGCGTTATCATCTGTGAAAGTAAAGAACACTTTCATTAAATCACTCTTGTTCATCTCACTCTCCAATATATCCATAAAGAAACAACAAGCATAACACACATTCCAAATGCAGTATACCCTATTGTCATTTGTAACTCAGCCTCTGCTATCAAGGTGTTTAAGTATATCTCTTCTTCATTCATACCTTTCTCCTTAGTCTAATAATATCATATATGCATCTGGCTCATGTTTAATGAACCAATCTAAACCTTTACGAACTGTGTCGTAATCTCTAAAAAGTTCAGCACCCATGATGGTATCGTAAACTGCGACAGCATCAGAAGGTATCGTTACCTTTTCACCAGTAAATCTATTGGCTACTTCTTGAGGTTTATAACCTACTCTACAATTAAAAGGTAGTTTTCTCATTGTCATTCTTCCTCATCCTCTATTATAAATTCTTCATAGTCAAATTCTTTACGTTCGTCTTCGTTATCCCAACCTTTCTTATACAAGGCAATCTGTTCAGGTGTCATACGATCTTCTTCAATACGTGGTGACTCACCTTTACCAAAAGGATACTCATAGTAATGAGGACTGTACCTTCTATAATAGTAACGATCAGCACTACCTCTGTCTTCAGGTGATCCTGCTCTAGGCATTTCTTCTAATAAATCATTCATCATTATTTTTGTTCTCCTCTTTAAAGTAGTCATCAATGACTAGTTGTTCTTTGTTATCTAACAAGGCACTACACTCATCTTGAAACTTAGTATCTTTATCTTGAGCATCATACCATGCCAGTTTACTTGGTGCTACTATCGCTATCGCATCTCTAAATTTCATAATCTTATATACTCCTTTTCCCATTTATCCATTAGTTTATCTATATTAATGTAGTCACTACTCATTAAAGTATGATCACCTATTCTTTCTACATGATCGTTTACTCCTATCCAAAGTATCCAACCATCAAACTCTTTCTTGCTATCGTATATATTTATGTAACATATATCTAGGTTATCAACACCTATATATTTATCTCCGTCTTTCTGGTTACATATTAAAGATGTATCGTTGGTTATCTCTTGATACTCTTCACCATCTACTTCAAGAGAATAAAATCCACCTTCATCTACTACCTCTTGTACTATCGTTTTTGCTAACGGTTCTAACATACTGCCCTCCTGTTATTGTTTGTCAGATAAGTATAGTGTACCTCAGACACATGGAATCCGTCAACCCACTTATCTGATTTAAGAGCTAACGATTCACACCATGCGTTCCAAAGTTCTTCTGTTCCGTAGTCGTGGCACAGTTTAATATAGTTCTCTATCTTCTTCTCATTTGCTTTGATACCTTTCTCTGTCCTTAACTTCTTGTTATAGGTCAGCATCTTCTCATCAATCTTATATGCCTTGATGTTATGTACATCCATACAACCTACAAGACCACAGGTAAGTTGACACACAAACCCTGCCTTTACTAATCCAAGCCCTTCGATACGCAAGAATACTTTCATCAGACTCTTAGCTTTGTCTTCGTCATTATGATTACTGCACATCACAGCTTTCATCATTGCGTATATCTTATGCTTGTGCGTCATAATATATTTGTACGCTGTCGCTTTCATACCCCACAGAAACTTGCTGTTCTCTTTGTTCAGTCTTACATCTTGCAACTGATCGCCTACTCCTAGCCAGTTCTGCTGTATGCTAAGTGACACCATCATTACTACGTCTGCAAAGTTGTCAGCGTTTCGTTGTGCATACGCTTGGCACTTTACTGCATGGTTCTTATACATACATCACTCCTCTATCTCTTTTAGAATATCAAAAATTTCTTTAATTACTGACCATTCAAAATCACAGTAAGTACATTCGTATAGTTCTACCTTAGAGCCATACGGAAATACCTCGCTTTCGTTTTGAATGATTGCTCTTCCGCCATCTCCGTCAAAGTATAAAACTTTTGTATAGTTCTCTTCATCTCCATAAGCAATTACAAAGTTTGAACAAGCATAAGAAGGATTTTTTCTAGTTAAAAATGCTTTGTCTCTACCATAAAATTCTTTCTCAGTTATGTTAAACATATTAAGAATTTCTTCCATACATCACTCCTCAGTATAGCCATCAAACCAAACACCCTCTTTTCTGGTGTCATCTCTTTGGCAATGTTCTTGTGCTTCTTCCTCAGTCAACCCTGTCTTAATTACTTTGTGATTGTCTGGATGATTGTCGTCAAAAGTAAATCTTATTATCTTATACATACATCACTCCTCTCTTGTGTTTATATTTCACCCCAACCTGCACTCCGCAACCATGCGTTGTCTTTATCTACGCATACCTGTATATCTTCTATCTCTCTCATCTTAACTGGATTATCTCTGCACTCATCACAGATTGCACGTCTACCATCAGCCTTAGTGTTACCACACTTGGTAGATACATGCCTATAATAATAGGTAGTTGGTATCGAATACTCTTCTTTATTATTACAACTCATACACATACCTCTTTGTTATATAATCACTCGCTTCTTGCCTAGTTACTGCACGACCTTTAGCTAATGACAAGTTTATAATTACTTGTTGGAACACATTTATCATGTGCTTAAAATCTTTCCTGTTAAACATTTGTTTATCTGGATAAAAAGTTTCGTTGAACCACTGTTGAAATTGTAACGTGGCAACTCCATCTTCAAACGTCTTGCCGTAATCGTCATACATACATCACACTCCTCTCTCTCTCTATTTTAATAAACTCTTTAGTACCTCTAAGTTCTTGCCGTATACAGGTGCAGTTGATACTGCTTTACTTACTCTGTACTTTCCCTTGAAGGAAAGTTGTGGTTGAGATTCTCGCTTCACTCCGTTCTTACTTTTCTTAATATGTATTCGTGTGTTACTCAACCCTTGAAAAGTATTAGGAACTGCACCGAATGTCTCCATGTATTCTGCAAATTTCATAGCGCAGTACCTAGAAAGATTCCTATTAAGAAACCTAACACAAACAAACATAAATATTTATATGATAGTAATTCTCTCTGCATTTTTCGTTGTCTAGTTCTAGTCATGGTATCTTCTCTCTCTCTTTTATTATCTTTCCTCTGAGGGAAAGTTGGTTAGTGTTACTGTTATTAGTGGTGCTTGTACTATTATAGTCTCATATATAGTCTCTCAAGTCAAGTGATTTGAGGTAGTTGTTTTCTCTCATCTTCTCTCTTCTCAACTCTCAACTTAAATAATAAATTAAAAAAAAATTAAAAAGTTTTCCAAGACTCAGCAAAATTGGGGGAAATCTTGCCAAGTCTTAGAAAGTTTTTTAATCTTTCCTCTGAGGGAAAGTTCATATTATTATTTGATAAGGCGCTGAAAGATTGCGATTGGTTTTAACTAAAGTTTTTAGCTATATATTTTGCATAGCCTTTGTCATCAAGTTTCATTGCTTCTTTATTTTCTGCTACTTCGTCAGCTAATGCCTTTTTACGTTGTGCAATTAGTTGATTTCTTAACAGTCTATCGGGGTCGTTCTTTTTATCTCGAAGAATTACTTTCAATCCAAGTTCTGAATTTTCTTCGTCATTGATAGACTCAAAAGCATGTAATCCTTTAGCAGGTAGCCATTGCTTATAGCCGAATTGTGTTTCTTGTCCATCTTTACCAGTAACACAATCTCTTACCGCTTGATTACATAGAGAAAATACATTCGATAGAGTCTTGGGAGCTGGCTTTCGATTTACTTCTTTTGACGTTGTGCCGTTGCCCTTTCTACCTAGCATAAACTTGCCCTCGCTTGGAAATTCATAATGCCTATCATAGATTGAAATACGTGCATTTTCAATGTCAGTCTCAGTAGTCAATTTATTAAATGCTTGTTTGATTAAATCAAATAAACCATTTTCAGTGCCTGATTGATGCATTGAATTGGATTCAAATAATAAAGCTTCTTGAATACCATTAACAATTTGACTCATTGTATTTTCTTGCTTTCTCATTGTAGTTATTTTTTTAGCGATCTTTTTAGGTGTTGCTTGTTTTTGTGCTTCCATTTTTACTGCCTCATGTTTTAATCTTTCCTCTGAGGGAAAGTTATTATATTAAGCAATCAATCAACACCTTATCAAATAACAATATTGAAACGACTAATTTAAATATTTGGTATTATCCTAGAGTTGATAATATTGATGCTTTGGTTGCAGTCCTTGCGGTTTTGAGTTCGCCATCTAACGAACATGGTCATATTATACTACGAAAAAAAAAATGATTGCAAGCGATTTCGTAAAATAAATAAAAATAATTTAATGCCTTTATTTATAAGGGTTTCAGAGCATCTTTCCCCTGAAGGAAAGTTACAGCCCTTTGTTTATAAGGGTTTCAGGTGAAATCAAGAGATCACAAAGTTTTAATAGTAAGGTATAGCTTTGGCAAATAATGGCTAGAATCAGCTTAGAGAGCTTTTAAAGTGGTGCTGTATATATAACCAGTACTTTATCATTGAATCGAGAGTTATTGTTTACCTGTTGGTAAAATGTGGATAACTTTAAAAGTGTGGATAACTTTACAAAGTGTTAACAACCTGTGTATAACTTATATCGCTTGACAAGTGGGCAAAATATGAACCAGTTTGTAAATAAGAATCATTTACATTATTGAATGAGAATCAGTTAAGTTCCTGAATGAGAAGCGTTTACGTTTGTAAATGAGAATCATTCTCATCTGCGGAGTTTTTGTATAAGGAATACGAGCGAAGCGAGTGTTACTGTAGTAGGGGTACGTATGTGGCATAGGGGGTAGGTAGTATATATATATAAAAGTTATACATTTCACAAACTTTTCAAGTGTTAACCAGTGCCGCGAACATATTAACAATCATATATAATAAATGATCAATATATAGATATATTTTATAAGCGTTATCTGCGCTATAAGGGGAAATAAATTAGCTAGGTTCTATAGGTGTTGAACCCCCCCGACCATTACATTCATTATACAGTTTATTTTAGCATTTGTCAAGCCCTAAAGAAAAAATAAATAAGACTTGACAAACTTTAAAAGTACCCTTATAATGGTAGGTATTATGAATTTAATGCCAGAAAAGAAAACTAATCGTAATCTCACAGAAAAACAGCAGTCTTTCCTAGATAATCTTGTCACTACCGAAGGTGACTTTAAAAAAGCAGCAGAACTTGCAGGCTATTCAGGCAATCACTATCAAGTACTTAAATCATTAAAAGAAGAAGTAGTCGACTTAGCCTCAGATGTGCTTGCGCGTTCCGCACCTAAAGCTGCCTTTAAGTTAGTAGAGATGATCGACAGTAACAAACCTATTCCACAAGCTAGTCAAAAGCTACACGCTGCACAGACTATACTTGATCGTGTAGGTGTTGCTAAGACTGACCGTGTACAGGTAGATCACAATGTGCAAGGGGGTATTTTTATATTGCCTGAAAAACATTCAGTAGTAATTGAAGATACAGAATACACAGACGTAACTATAGAGGAGGAGTAACTATGGATTTTATCATCGGTCTAGGTGTAGTCGTTGTTATGGCAGCTATTATTATTAAAAGAGCCAAACCAGAACTATACGCAACACTTAAAGCAAAACTAAAACTAAAGTAACACAGTACTATGAACACAGAAAACGGTTATATTAAACGAGCCAGTTCAACTATTCCTTTTGGTTATGAGTTAGATCTAGAAACTAGATACCTAAAACCCATACCTGAACAGATAGAAGCACTTGGTTTAGTAGAAGAGATGATTGTTAAAGAAGAAATATCTTTGCAAGAAGCAGTAGATTGGTTAGAGTATAAGACAGAAAGATCAATTACTCGCGCAGGTCTTAAAAAACATGTAGATAAGAAGTATGGAAAAAGAAGCGAAAGACTGGGAACTGAACCCAGATCGTTACTTGCAAGATAGCGAAGGTAACTTTGTCCGTAAGAAAGACGGTACACCACGTTTAAAAGCAGGCAGACCATTAGGATCAGGTAGCAGTTACAACGTATCCTCTTCACAAAAAGCCAAGTATGCTGTTCATCGTAAAATAGCACGTAAAAAGAAAAACATAAAGAAGCTTGAAGAAAAGCTAAACAATGCTAGAAAGTCTTACAAAGCCACAACCAATACAATAAATAAGCTTTCCGATAAGACGGATCGCGTTGTTTCGCCTTCAGAGCTAGACGAGCTTCCTAAAGCAGTACAAGACATACTGCCAGAACAAAATGTCTTATTTCATCCTAACGAAGGACCACAAACAGACTTTCTTGCTGCAGGTGAGAAAGATGTTCTGTATGGCGGTGCTGCGGGTGGTGGTAAATCATACGCAATGTTGATTGATCCGTTACGCTATGCGCATAAGAAAGCGCACCGCGCACTAATACTTAGACGCTCTATGCCAGAGTTACGCGAGATGATAGATAAATCTCGTGAACTTTATCCGTTAGCTTTTCAAGGAGCTAAGTTCCGAGAAGTAGAAAAGCTATGGAACTTTCCAAGCGGTGCAAAAGTAGAGTTTGGCTTCCTTGAACGTGACGCAGATGTATATCGTTATCAAGGGCAAGCTTATTCTTGGATAGGCTTTGACGAAATAACCCACCTACCTACAGAGTTTAGTTGGAACTATTTAGCTTCCCGACTTCGTACAACTGATCCTGAAATACAAACATACCTACGCTGCACAGCAAATCCGGGCGGTGTAGGTTCGCATTGGGTAAAGAAAAGATACATAGAACCTTCAGAACATAACACAGGTTTTACAGGTAACGATGGATTATCTAGAAAGTTTATTCCCGCAAAACTAGCTGATAATCCTTATCTTGCGGAAGATGGTATCTATGAGCAAATGCTTAAGTCTTTACCACCTATTCAACGTAGACAGTTGTTAGAAGGTAATTGGGATGTTGCAGAAGGAGCTGCTTTTGTAGAATTTGATACGCAAGTCCATGTAATTCCTCCGTTTGAGCTACCTATTGGGTGGGAAAGAGTTAAAGGAATTGACTACGGATATGCCGCTGAAAGCTGTTGTTTATGGGGAATTGTAGATATTAATGACGGAACTTTAATAATTTATCGAGAATTATACAGAAAAGGCTTGACAGGTGAGGAATTAGGCAGTATAATAACTAATATGGAACTTGAAGATCCTTTTGCAGTTTCAGGTGTCTTAGACGGTGCTGCATGGGCTAAGACAGGATCTACAGGACCGACTGTCGGTGAAGCTCTTTTGAAAGAAGGACACAAGTTAAGAAGAGCAGATAAGAACAGAGTACAAGGTAAAATTCAAATACATGAATTTTTAAAAATTAAAGAGAACGGTAGACCTAAGTTACAAATATTCAATACGTGTCCTAACTTGATAAGAGAATTACAAAGTATACCGTTGTCTAAAACAAATCCAGAGGATGTAGATACTCACGCTTCGGATCACGCATATGACGCATTACGTTATATGATTATGAGCAGACCTAGAATAGCAAGCCCATATGATCGGATACGAGAGTTAAAACAAGAAATATACGCACCTTCTGATACAACCTTTGGGTATTAAACATGGCAGAAAACGAAAATACATTTTTAAACGCTGACAACATTTATGAAGATGTGGAAGGTGAGTCTGGAAAAATTCTAGATTTAGAACTTGCACAACAGTCAAATCTTGTCGGTGTTATTAAAGATAGATTTCAACAAGCTGAAGATGCTCGTCAATCAGATGAAAGACGATGGTTACGTGCATATGAAAACTACAGAGGTTTATATCAGAAGTCTGTTAAGTTTAGAGAGTCTGAAAAATCTAGAGTCTTTGTAAAAGTTACTAAAACAAAAGTACTCGCAGCCTTTGGGCAGTTAGTGGATGTTATGTTTGGTACTGGTAAGTTTCCGATTGGTATTAGTGAAACTAAAGTTCCAGAAGGCGAATACGCTTCTGCACATTTAGATACACAAAACCCAATGCAAGGAATTGAAATGTCTCTTCCAGACGAAGAAATGCCTGATAACATAGGCAATCGAATGGAAGACGAGCCTCAAGAAAATCCATACGATATAGGTTTTGAAGGCGATGGTCGTGCTTTAAAAGCAGGAGCTACTTTTGGTAAAGGTGTCTTTGAAGATAGTTTAGAAGATCAAGCTGAAGATAAAGGTTTTTTAAAAGAAGGCTACAGCGCAGATCCAAAAGTTTTAGAAGTAAACCCTGCACAAGAAGCTGCACGTAGATTAGAAAAACTTGTCCATGATCAAATAGAAGAATCAAACGGTTCGTCAGAAATACGAAATGCTTTACTTGAATCTGCGTTGTTAGGTACAGGTATTGTTAAAGGACCTTTTAATTTTAATAAAAAACTAAGTAGGTGGAGTACTAACGAAGAAGGTGAACGAGAATATAATCCTTTAGAAGTTAGAGTACCACGTATAGAGTTTGTAAGTTGTTGGGATTTTTATCCTGATCCATCTGCAACTGACATGGATGAATGTGAATATGTTATTCATCGTCACAAGATGAATCGTAGTCAACTTAGACAACTGCGTAACATGCCTTACTTTGACAAAGATGCCATTCGTGAATGTTTACAAATGGGTCCGAACTACGAAGAAAAAGGTTTTGAAAGTCAGTTAAAAGATAACGCTAGAACAGAAGAAGAATATAATTCTAGCTATGAAGTACTTGAGTATTGGGGTATCATGGATGCTGAATACGCAAGAGAAGTAGGTATAGACTTACCCGACACAATAGATGATTTAGACGAAGTACAAGTTAATGCATGGGTAACAGGTGGTAAACTATTACGCGCTGTTATTAATCCGTTTACACCATATCGTATTCCTTATCATGCTTTTCCATACGAAAGAAATCCATACAACTTCTTTGGTATAGGCATTGCTGAAAACATGGATGATAGTCAACAGATAATGAACGGACATGCTAGAATGGCTATAGATAACTTAGCTCTTTCTGGTTCGATTGTATTTGACATAGACGAGTCTGCTTTAGTAGGTGGACAATCAATGGAAATATATCCCGGAAAAGTTTTCCGTAGACAAGCAGGAATGGCAGGACAATCAATCTATGGTTTAAAATTTCCTAATACAGCTAACGAAAACATGATGATGTTTGACAAGTTTAGACAACTTGCAGACGAACAAACTGGACTACCTAGTTACAGTCACGGACAAACAGGTGTTCAAAGTATGACAAGAACAGCATCAGGTATGTCAATGTTGTTAGGCGCAGCTAGTTTAAATATTAAAACAGTTGTTAAAAATCTAGATGATTTCTTATTGAAACCATTAGGTGAAGCATATTTCCAATGGAACATGCAGTTTTTTGAAGGTGATTTAGATGTTAAAGGTGATTTAGAAGTTAAAGCTACAGGTACAAATAGCTTGATGCAAAAAGAAGTAAGAAGTCAAAGACTGACTATGTTCTTACAAACTGCACAAAGTCCTGCTATTGCACCGTTTGTTAAGATTTCTAAACTTGTAAGTGAACTAGCCTATAGCTTAGATTTAGATCCAGATGAAATACTGAACGATCCTGAAGAAGCAGCTATCATGGCACAAATAATAGGTATGCAAAATGCTGGACAAGAAACAAGCACAGAGACTGAACCCACTGGTCAACAGCCCACAATGGCTGCCGCTGGAGGATTACCTCAATCACCACAAGAACTTGGAGTTACAGGTACTGGCGGTGGCAACATCGGAACTGGAAATGTTCCGCAGTCAGGGGAAGATCAATTCTCTGGAACGGTTGCTTCAGCTCCCCCAATCGGTTAAACAAGTAATTAAAGAGAGCAGATAATGAAAAAGAAAAAAGGAATGTTAACTGATGATAAAACCAGAATAGGTTATCAAGAAGGTAATGAAGTAGAAGTAGAAGATACAACTGTAGATAAAAAAATAGCTTCAGTAGTTAAAACATATATAGACGTAGCTAACGCAGAGCCTACTACTTTAGAAAAAGTTTTTGGTAAAGGCTATAACCATGCCTCATTAACTCTAGATGCTCAGAGTATTGCAAAAGATTCAAATACTACAGCAGATAAAGTTTTAAAAACTATGCTTGAGCAGTTAAATAAACAAGGATATAAAGAATATAATCCTATTAAAAAAACTAAAGAAACTGAAAAACTTAGAGATAACAAATATAGTGGTGGTATGTTAAGCGATGATGAAGATCGTATGTCTTATAAAGAAGGTGGTAAAGGTATTGAAGCATTAAGAAAAGAAGCTCCAGAAGTTGTAGCTAGAATGGGCTATGAAGAAGGAGGAAGCATGGATTCTCAAATGCCAAATATGATGCCTGCAGAAAGTATGCCAATGCCTACAGAAGAAATGGATATGATTCCAGATGAACAAATGGAACAAGACCATTTAGATTTTATAATTAACGAATCATTAGATCAAGAAGAAGAATCTTATCTAATGCAAGCATTACAAGCTGATGATAGATTAAGCATGATCTTTGACAAGGTTATGGACACAGCTTCAGAATTTTCAGGGGATGGACCTGTTGAAGGTTTAGGCTCTGAAGTCTCCGATTCGATACCCGCAAGGTTATCGGATGGTGAGTTTGTTATTACAGCAAAAGCTACAGATGAAATAGGTTCTGATAATTTACAGAACATGATGGACTCTGCAGAAGAAGTTAGTGATAACAGAAAGCAAGTAGCAATGGGTGGATCAATTCAAGACGAATCTAAAGTAGACCAATTTGGTAAATCTATAGATGAAGACTTGGTAGACGAAGAAATACGTAGAAGTATGTTGTCTGTTAATCCACGTTTGCAATAACGATAGAGCTACCTTAGAAGTTTAAGCCCTCTATCACAATAATAACCGAAAGGCGACCTTTACAAACAAGCCCTCTAGTCGACATAGAGCTACCTTGTAAACAAAGCCCTTAGTAGGAGTAAGAAGATGGCAACACAAGCGAAAGAAGAACCAAAAGCTAATCCTTATAATAAAAATAAAGACTGGCATACTAGTGATGAAAAAGAATTTGTATCTGCTGATAGTGCGTTTTTTAATAAACCAAAGGAAGATAAAGTAGAAGCTACAGAAACTAACAGCGAAGAAACTCCTGTTAAAGAAGCAGCATCTAAAAATCAACCTTATAAAAAACCTGACTATAAGAAAAGATACGATGATTTAAAATCTCATTATGATAAAAAACTTAACGAGTTTAAAAGTAGAGAAAAGACACTTATAGAAGAAGCTGCTAATACTAGCAAACAAAACTATAAAGCTCCAAAAACTGCTGAAGAACTTGAAGAGTTTAAAAAACAATATCCAGATGTGTACGATGTTGTAGAAACTGTATCACAAATGAAAAGCGGTGAAAGTATAAAATCTTTAGAAGATAAAATTTCATCACTTGAAAAACGTGAAATAGAAATACTACAACGTGAAGCTGAGAGTAGACTCTTATCTAAACATCCTGACTTTGATGATATTCGCAACAGTGAAGATTTTCATAGTTGGGCTAAAGAACAACCTGAGTCAATTCAAGATTGGATATATAATAATGCAGATGATGCTGATCTAGCAAGCCGAGCTTTAGATTTATTTAAAAAAGATTTAAACATTGACACTTCTTCTAAAGCTAAAAAACCATCTTCAGCTAAGTCCAAAAAATCTGCTGCTGATATGGTTTCAACTAAAACAACTTCAGTTGATCCAAAGCAGGAAAAAATTTGGACTGAAAGGGAAATAGCTAATATGTCTATTGATGAGTTTGATCGTTTTGAAGAAGAAATTGGTCGAGCAATTCACGAAGGCAGAGTAGTTAAATAAAAACAATAACTTTTAATTTGATAAAATAATGGAGAAGTAAAATGGCTTATAACCAATCAGATCAGTTCTTTGAACCAAGTACTGATACTAACGCTAACTTTGCGAACTCCGTCAGCGGTCAAACTAATTCGTTTTTCCTTCCCGCAGTCTACTCTAAAAAGGTTCTCAACTTCTTTAGAAAGGCTTCGGTTGTAGAAGCGATCACCAACACAGATTATGCTGGTGAGATTGCCGCTTTCGGAGATTCCGTAAAGATTATAAAAGAACCTGAAATCACTGTGTACCAATACGAACGTGGTGCAGATGTTACAGCTACTAAATTAACTGATCAAGAGTTGACTCTTGTAGTTGATACAGCTAACGCATTTAAATTCATCGTTGATGATATTGAAACTTCAATGTCTCACGTGAACTTTAAAGAAGTTGCTAGTTCATCTGCAGCATATGCTCTTCGTGATGCTTATGATGAAGGTATCATCGCTACTATGTTCGCAGGTGTATCTGCAGCAAGTCCTAACCATATACTTGGTTCTGACAACGCTACTGATTTAGCTGCAGGCACATTTGATGGAACTGGTAATCTTGACATCGGTTTTGCTTCAAGTGAACACGATCCTATTGACGTATTGTCACATATGGCTCGTTTGCTTGACGAACAGAACATTCCAGAAGAAGGTCGATGGTTCTTAGCATCACCTGATTTCTACGAAGTTCTTGCGAGTTCATCGTCAAAACTTTTGTCTGTTGATTATAACGCAGGTCAAGGTTCTATTAGAAATGGTCTAGTCTCAAGTGGAAAACTACGTGGATTCGATATGTACAAGTCAAACAACATTGCTGCAACAACTAATGCTGCAGGTAAATGTATTGCTGGTCATATGTCATCTACAGCTACTGCTCAGACGATTACAAGTACTGAAGTATTGCGTGATCCTGATAGCTTTGGCGACATAGTACGAGGACTCCATGTTTATGGTGGAAAAGTACTACGTGGCGAAGCATTAGTTTCTGCTTTCTATGGTATTGACTAAATAGATTTGGGAGGTGTAAAAACCTCCCTTTCTTTTTTTAGAGTACAAATTTTATTTAAACCCAAACAAGGAGACATAATATGTCAAACCCAGTATTTAAAGTACGTGATACAGGGCGCAACTCAGCTCGAACAGTCGATGTTGGGCAAATTGCTGACAATATTTGCAACTCGTGGACTTCAGCTACAACAGGAACTATTGCAGTTACTGCTGACGCTACTTACGATGTTTCATTTACACAACCCGCTGATACTATTATCAGAAATCTTATTGCCATACCTGCAGGTAACATTGTTACAGCAGGAGCTTCAGGTGATGATGTTGATTTTGATTTAGGTACTGCAGCAGGTGGTGGTCAAATTATTGATGAAAAAGCTATCTTAGACGATGGTGGATCAGCAGTAACTTGGACAGCAAACGCACCTTTGTATATTATTCAAAACTCACACGGACACGCAGCTAACGCTTTTGTAGGTACAGGAGTAACAGCAGGTGTAGTAGGCGGACCAGCAACTTCAGAAGCTATTGTTATAGCCTCTACGTTATATAGTGCTGCTGCTCGTACACTTTACGCTCGTCTTAAGCCACTAGCAAACGATCTTGCTACGGCAGCTACAACAGTTACTTACTTAGTAGAGTTTTTACATCTTGGCTCAACCCCTGATTAAAAATGCCACAGTTAGGTAACGATAAAAATCCTATGATCCTAAATGGCTCTAGTAAGCCCAAAAGCACTAGAGTCTTAGGATTGTTAGGTAGCGCATATTCTGGTGAAGCAAAGCAGAAATACGCTGATAACTATGATCGTATATTTAGTAAAAAGAAAAAGGGCAAGTAATGGCTACAACATATCTAACAATGACTAATGAAGTTCTTAGAGAACTCAATGAAGTTCAACTAACTTCTGCAAACTTTTCAAGTGCTGTAGGAATACAAGCGTTTGTTAAAGAATCAATTAATAGATCATTAAATGATATAGCTAACCAAGAACCTCAACTTCCTTTTTTTGCAGCAGCAGCTAGTGGAAGCACAGATCCATTTTACGGCAATGTTACAGTAGCGTCAGTAGCAGGACAGCGTTGGTACACTCTCAAAGCAGGAAGCTCTAGTATTACTACAGACTATGCTTCTATAGATTGGGATGATTTTTATATAACTACAATTAGTGTGTCAGGCGAATCTGCACCTTTTGTATCTAAAGGTTTAAAGTTTATAACACTTGCAGACTGGACAAGATATTTAAGAGATTCAGAAAATGCAGACGATGCTGACGCACAAACTTATGGAGAACCCAAGTATGTTATTCGTAGTCCTGATAATCGCAAATTTGGATTAAGTCCTATACCTGATAAAGTATATAACGTACATTTTTATGCATATGATGCACCTACTGCTCTTTCTGCACATGGAGATGCGATTGTATTACCAGATCAATATGCTTCTGTTATTACAGCAAGAACACGTTATTACGTACATCAGTTTAAAGAAAGTTTACAGCAGGCAGCTTTTGCGTTAGATGATTATAAAAAAGGTATGAGAACAATGAAATCTAATCTTATTAATCCTCAACCTAAAAACATGACAGATGATAGGATTTATTTCTAATGGCAGCATCACAACCTTTTTCAGTTGCGTTGCAAGGTGGTTTAGATAAGTCTAGTAATTCATTAGAGCTTTTACAAACTCCGGGAAAAGCAACAAGATTAAAAAATTTTGAAGTCTCTACAAAAGGTGGCTACAGAAGAATTAATGGCTATACGCAATTAGGTGACGGTACAAGACCTAATAGCTCTAATGAAATATTAGGTATGCACGTTTATGCTGATGGTGTATTAGCTTCGTCAGGTACTAATATATATTTTAGTCAAGATGGTAATAGTTGGTTACAAATAAATAAAGCAAGTGTTGCAGGTGGAGGAGATAACTACAGTACTTTTACAGGTCGTAGTGCTTCTGCAAGAACTTCACAAAGTAAAACACACTTTGCTACTTTTGAAGGAAATACAATATACGGAGAAGTTATCATTACTGATGAAGGCTCTGGAGTAAAACCTTTTTATTTTAAAATGACAGGTACAGATTCTGATATAACAAACAGAACTTTTTTTGCTAAAGAAATAACAGTAAGCGGAACACATTATCCAAAATATTGTGTAATACACGATAAACATTTAGTAGTTGCAGGAGCAGCTACAGCTTTAAATACTATATTTTATAGTGGTACAAGCGATATAGATGATTTTACATCTACAGGATCAGGCAGTATCGTACTCGATGATCAAGTAGTTGGTCTTAAATCTTTCCGTGATGAACTTTTTATATTCTGTAAAAACTCTATATATAAGTTACAGAACATAAATAACTCAAGTACTATAGCTATTGTACCAGTTACTAAAAACGTAGGTTGTGTAGATGGTAAAACTATACAGGAATTTGCAGGTGACTTAATCTTCTTAGCTCCTGATGGTTTTAGAACCATTGCAGGTACAGCAAGAATTGGTGACGTTGAACTTGGAACTATTAGTAAATCTATTCAACCTATTATAAATGATATTTTTAGTAGTACAATTACTTCTGAATACAGCAGTGTAGTACTTAGAGATAAATCACAATATAGACTTTATTACAGTGCTTCAAATGCTTCAACAACTAATTCAAAAGGAATTATAGGAACTCTTACAGCTAGAGGTTTTGAATGGGCAGAAATACAAGGAATACAAGCTCCTGCAGTAGCTTCTGGATTTAATTATTCAGGAAAAGAAAAAATATATCACGGAGACAGAGACGGATATATTTACAATCACGATACAGGAAATAGTTTTAATCCTGCAGGAACTGAAACAAACGTAGAAGCAGAATATCAATCTCCAGATTTTGATTACGGAGACTTTGGAACTTTAAAGACTTTAGATCACATTAAAGTTTCTGTATTTCCAGAAGGATCTGTAGAGCCAACACTTAGAGTTAGGTTTGATTATGATAGTACAGACAGACTTCAACCAACAGATGTAGGAATAATATCAGCAACTCCTTCTATATTTGGAGATTCATCAGCAGTATTTGGTACAAGTACTTTTGGTGCGCCAGAACAACCTTTAGTAAGAGCTACATTAACAGGAAGTGGGCATAGTAATTTCTTTAAAATATTTAGCAATGATACAAATGCTCCTTACACAATAAACGGCTTATACATAAATTACAGACCATCGGGAAGACAATAATAACAAAGAGAGAATTAAATTATGGCTCAAACATACACTAGACAAAGTTCAATAGCTGATGGAGATACCATTACTGCTGCACTTTTTAATAACGAATATAATCAACTTTTAAATGCTTTTGCTTACTCTTCAAGTAGTGCATCATCTACAGGACACCGACATGATGGATCTACAGCACAAGGCGGTAATATTTATAAAATAGGTGACTTAGATTTTCTTAATAAAATAGAAGCTGATAGTACTAACAATCGTTGGGGAATTTATGTAGAAGTATCTAGTGCAGCCGTAGAACAAATAAGAATACAAGACGGAGCTATTGTACCTGTTACAGATAATGATATAGATTTAGGTACAAGCTCATTAGAATTTAAAGATGCATACTTTGATGGTACAGTAACTTCAGATGCTTTTGCAGGTCCATTAACAGGAGATGTTACAGGTAATGTATCGGGTACTGCAGCAACTGTAACAACGGCTGCACAGTCTAATATTACAAGTTTAGGAACTTTAACAACTCTTACTGTTGATAATGTTATAGTTAACGGAACTACAATAGGTCATACATCAGATACAGATTTAATGACTCTTGCTGATGGAGTATTAACAGTAGCAGGTGAAGTTTCAATGACTACACTTGATATAGGTGGTACAAATGTAACAAGCACAGCAGCAGAACTTAATATTCTTGATGGTGTAACGAGTACTGCAGCAGAACTAAATATAATAGATGGAGACACTAGTGCTACTTCTACAACATTAGCCGATGCTGATAGAGTTGTAGTTAATGACGGTGGTACAATGAAGCAAGTTGCTCTTACTGACTTTGAAACTTACTTTGAAAGCTCTATAGATACTATAGCAAACTTTGAAGTTACTACAGAACTACAAACTCCACTTATTGCATTTACAGATGGTGATGATGCTATTCAAATTGCAGACGGTGGTGGAGTTACAATGGTTGCTGGTCTTACTTCTACAGCATCGGCAAACTCATTAGGAGCTACAAGTTTTAATGATGCAGATATTACTAATGTAGGAGATATTCAACTTGATTCTATTACAGGTGACGGAGATACTAATACTTCAATTACATTTAGTGGATCAGATGTAATAACTATTGCAGCAGGAGGAGACAATCAAGTTACATTTACTAACGGAGCTATTGTACCTTCAACAGATAACGACATAGACTTAGGAACAAGCTCAACAGAGTTTAAAGATGCTTACTTTGACGGCACAGTTACTACAGACGCTTTAGTTGCAGATACTGCAGACATTAATGGAGGTACTGTTGACGGTGCTATTATTGGTGGTGCAAGTGCTGCAGCTATTACAGGTACTGCTATTACTGGTACAAGTTTTGTAATTGGAAGTGCTGATATAAATGAAGCAGAACTAGAAACTATTGATGGAGTTACTGCAGGAACTGTAGCAGCTTCAAAAGCTGTAGTTGTCGATTCTAATAAAGACATTGGAAGTTTCCGTAACATTACTCTTACAGGAGAACTTGATGCAGCTACATTAGACATTAGTGGTGACGCAGATATAGACGGTACTTTAGAAGCTGATGCAATTACTATTGGTGGTGTAACTTTAGCAGAAACAATTAGTGATACTGTAGGTGCTATGGTAACTTCTAATACCGAAACAGGTGTTACAGTTACTTACGATGATAGTGATAATACGTTAGACTTTGTAATCGGTACACTTAACCAAGACACAACTGGTACAGCAGCGGTAGCTACAACTGTTACTATTACAGATAACGAAAGCACAAACGAAAATAATGCTATTGTCTTTACATCAGGTGGAGACTTAGACGGTGGTAACTTGGGTTTAGAATCAGATGGTGATTTAAAATATAATCCAAGTACAGGAACTCTTTCTGCAACTAACATTTCAGTTAGTGGTACATTTAGTACAGTAAACTC